GGCTGGCCGCTGGCGGCCGCTGGCGCTTCTGCTGGCGGCTCTGGCGGCGCCGCGCCGCCGATCCGCCGGGCTTTCCCTGCCGTCGGGCGTGTCGTTTTCTTGTCTTTTGTGGCTTTCCGACAACGTTTGCCCTGCAAAACCGCGCACTTTTTGTGCAAAAGGGAGGGGAGGGGCGAATCGCGGGGCCGACGTCCAAGGGACCGCGCCCCCCTCACGCGCGAAACGCCGATGGTTTTGAATGGGGGGTATCCTGAAAACGGGAAAAACGGGCAAATAGACGAAGGGGGTATTATGGGGTATGTCTGTCCGCCCTATATACAAATAAAAAAAGAAGAAGAATTTTCCCCTATGGTGTTGTCCGCCGGTGGTGTGTATTTTTACATGTTTGTTGTCCGCGTTGTCCGCCTTGTCCGCCTCGTCCGCCTTGTCCGCCTTGTCCGCCTATGGGCGTTTTTGATATATATATGGGCAATACCGCCTTAGGCGGACAACAGCGGACAACAGGTATGGGGGTGGGCGAATTTGTTGTCCGCCCTGAAAAGCCCGATATATCAAGGGTTTCAGGGCTTGGCGGACAAGGCGGACAAGGCGGACAACAGGGTGGTCAAATTCGTGTTCTTGTCCGCCTGAAAAGGGGTTAGGCGGACAACAACCCATTTGGCGGACAACAAATTTTCGCGAGAATTTGTTGTCCGCCTGTTGTCCGCCTGAGGCAGTTGTTGTCCGCCTGAAAGATTTTCTTGGGGATGTACGTGTACTTTTCATCCGAATGGTATACGCTTTCAATATGAAGGGGTGATGTCTGTGAACGAGAAGAAACCGCCGCTGGAAAAGACCGTTGTCAACCAGATTCGCGCCGCTTTGAAGGACGCGGGTGTGAAATGGCTGATGAAAACCCACGGAAGTCCCTATCAACAGTCCGGCGTTCCCGACCTGCTGTGCATCGCACCGGGCAGCGGTCGGCTGGTCGGCATCGAGGTCAAGCGTCCCAACGGCACATGGAAGGTGACGGAACTGCAAAAGCAGCAGATTGCGCTGATCCGGGAAGCCGGAGGCGTGGCGGGCGTCGCCACCAGCGTGGAGGAAGCGCTTGCGTTATTAGAGGAGGGAGAGAAAATACATGAAAGCCATTGATTATCTGAACCGCGCCTACCACCTTGACCAGCAGATTGCCTGCAAGCTGGAGCAGGTGTCGCGCTTGCGTTCGCTGACACAGAAAGTGACTGCTTCCTACGGAGATGGTAGCAGTTCGCACGCACACAACAATTCCTCTATGGAGGATGCTATTGTTCGACTTGTGGATGCCGAAGACGAGCTTGCTACTCAGGTCATCGAACTTGTAGATGTGCGCATGGAAATCGCAAAGCTCATTGACCGTGTGCCTGACGCTCTGTATAAGCTGGTGCTGGAAAAGCGCTATCTCTGCTTCATGACGTGGGAGCGCATTGCAGCGGATATGAATTGGACTTACCGCTGGACACTCAGTGTGCATGGTAAGGCTCTGCGTGAGGTGGAGAAATTGCTCGAAGCTGACGAGGCGGGAAAATAATCTTGTGCAGTTCATATGAGTTCATATGAAATCACTATTGTTCATGTTTGCTCTGTGATACACTTAGAATGCCTGATAAGGCAATCATACGAATCAGTTTTGTGGTTGAATCCAGTTTGACCCGCGCCCCGACACCTGTGCCGGAGTGGCGTGCCACGCTGGATGGGACAGGTGCGGTTATATGCGGCGGTTTTCATCCTTTCCCGCCGCGACAGAAAATCGGTGGGGATTCGCACCTTTATCGGGGAACGTGAGCAGGACACGTTCCCTTTTCTATTTCGGCGGGCAATTGCCCGCTTTTCTGTTGCACGACGGGAGGTGAAGCAAAGTGCAGCGCATGACGGTTGAGTATCTGTCCGTTGACGCGGTCAAGCCCTATGCGGGGAATCCGCGCCGAAATAAGCGAGCGGTGGCGGGCGTCGCAGAATCCATCCGGCGCTACGGCTTTGTGAACCCCATCGTCATTGACGACGGCGGCGAGATTATCTGCGGTCACACGCGACTGCTCGCCGCGCAGAAGCTCCATATGAGCGAGGTCCCCTGCATCCGCGCCTCCGGCCTGACGGAGGACGAGATTCGTGCCTATCGCCTTGCGGACAACAAGGTTGCGGAAAAGGCCACATGGGACGAAGAAAAGCTGAACGTCGAGCTGGGCGGCATCCGCGAGGACATGCTGGTTTTCGGCTTCGAGCAGCCGCAGACCGAGGGCGTCTATCAGGACGCCTTCGACCGGGGCTGGAAATACGCCCCCGCGCCCAAGGCAGGACAGCTCTATCTGCTGGGGCGGCATCGGCTGTACGTCGGTGACCCGACCCCGGAAGCGCTGGACGCGCTCATGGGCGGCCGCAAGGCGGATATGCTCATCGGCAAACCATCCGGCATCGACCGGGCGCTGCTGACCAGTGAGCTGTTCGGCGTTTCCGAACACCTGAAGGGCGGCGCTTCCTTCTATCTGTGGCACGAGGACGCGGACGGGATGAACGTGCGCGGCGCGTGCCGGGACGCGGGGCTGACGGTGCGGCAGTGCCTTTTGTGGGACTGCGAGCAGTCCACGGCGTTGCTGCCGCAGGACGGCTACACCTCCGTCCACAAGGTCGGTCTGTACGGCTGGACGGACGGTTCGCCCCATCTGTGGACGAGCAACCGCCGCCAGACCACGGTACTGACCTATGAAGCCCCGGCGGACGGCGAGAGCCTGTCCGTGCCGCTGGCCTCCTATTGCATGGAGAACAACACGCGCGGCATGGACGCGGTGCTCGACCCTTGGTGCGCCTGCGGGACGACGCTGATTGCGGCGGAGCAGAACGGGCGCATCGGCTATGCCGTCTGCCCGGAAGCGCGCGCCGAGGCGATTCTCGCCCGGTTTGTCCGCCTGACGCGGGATGCTTCCCTTGTGAGGTGCGCCGAATGAGAATCAACATCGAATACCGCAGGCTGAACAGCCTGCACCCCTACGAGAACAATCCGCGCGACAACGAAGCCGCCGTCAGCGGCGTGGCCGCGTCCATTCGGCGATTCGGCTTTCGGTCGCCCATCCTCATCGACCGGGACGGCGTCATCGTCTGCGGGCATACCCGCTACATTGCGGCGCAGTCGCTTGGTCTGACCGAGGTTCCCTGCGTTCAGCTGTCCGACCTGACCGAGGAACAGGTGAAGGCGTTCCGCCTTGCGGACAACAAGGTTGCGGAGAAGGCCACATGGGACGAGGACTTGCTGTTCGAGGAGCTGTCCGCCATCGAAATGGACATGACGGTATTCGGCTTCGAGAGCCCGACCGTCAAGGAGGACAATTTCTCCGAGCCGCCGCCGAAGAAGCCCGTTTCCCAGCGCGGTGACGTGTGGCTGCTGGGTCGGCATCGCCTCATGGTGGGCGATGCCACCGACGCGCGGGACGTGCGCACCCTCATGGACGGCGCGCTGGCGGACGCGCTGGTTACCGACCCGCCGTACAACGTGGACTACGAGGGCGGCACGGGCAAGAAAATCATGAACGACGCCATGCCGGACGAGAGGTTCCGCGCGTTCCTGACGGACGCTTTCGTCGCGGCGGACGCGGTGATGAAGCCCGGCGCGGTGTTTTACATCTGGCACGCAGACAGCGAAGGGTTCAATTTCCGCGAAGCGTGCCGGGCGGCGGGCTGGACGGTGCGCCAGTGCCTTGCGTGGGTGAAAAACGCGCCCGTGCTGGGGCGGCAGGATTACCAGTGGAAGCACGAGCCGTGTCTTTTCGGCTGGAAGAACGGCGCGCAGCCCTTGTGGGTGTCGGATGGTTCTGTGCCCACGACGCTGCTGCACTTCAAAAAGCCCGCCCGGAGCGCCGACCACCCGACGATGAAGCCGGTGCTGCTGTTCGACAAGCTCATCCAGACCAACACCCGGATGGGCGACATTGTGCTGGACACGTTCGGCGGCAGCGGGACGACGCTGATTGCGGCGGAGCAGAACGGACGCATCGGATATACGATGGAGCTTGACCCCGGCTACGCCGACGTCATTGTTCGGCGCTATTATCAGTATTTTGTAGAATACAAGAATTCATCTGCAAACGTCGATGATGAAATATACGTTATACGCCACGGGAAGCGCATCAATTATTCTGAAATTGCCGTTCATATTTAGCCTTGCGTTCATTCATTTTTCCTGATAACTTGTTAGAATTACGGTGGGCATATTACATTGTTAGGAGGGCTCACCGTGGAAACAATCGAACAGACCGTACATCAATTCCTGGATGAAATGCATCGTGTAGGATATGGCCCAGACAGATTGAAAACTGCTGCATCCACATTGGAAGGACTATGTGCATATCATACGACGGCGAATTTTCATTACTTGGACAAGCAGCTAACAGAGCGTTACATTGACAGCCTTCGTGAGATGCTGGATTATAGTCCCACTGGACAACGATACGCACAAGAGCAAATCGTGAGTCTTGATGATGATGACCTGATTAAGCGACTGTACGGCCTGAAATAGCCCAACAAGTTTACAGGAAAAATGGAAATGGAATTCCTTTATTGGTTTTCTATTTCCTTTTCGATTTCCGCATAGGTAACCTTTTTTCCGTCCCGGATCACGTATATCTCTGGTTCGGATTTCTTGTATTCTACAAAATACTGATAAAAGCGTTTCACAAGAATTCTTGTGAAACGGTACACGGAGCTGGTCGGCACGGACGCGGAGGTTTTCCTGCTGCGCGGTGGCCAGCGTATCCGAAGACGTGAATTGGAGGCGCACTCAGATGGATGACCGCCGATTGAACGTTTTTTTGCACAGGCTGCGCGGTTGCGCGCGGCTGCTTCCCCGGCAGATGGTTCAAACGCTGCGCGGTCAGGCACTCGCCGGGGACATTACCGGCGCGGAGCGGGGCTTGGAGAGAATCCTGCACCGCATGGAGACAATTGCCCGCGCCGAAACGACCTGACGGCCATGAACACGCCTGTGCCGTCAGAGGGGGAGGTGTGATATGGGACTGAGAGGCCCTGCGCCGAAGCCGACGGCACTGAAGCTGCTGGAAGGCAATCCAGGCAAGCAGAAGCTGAACAAGAACGAGCCGATGCCCAAGGTCCCGGACGTCATTCCGAAGCCGCCGAAGCGGCTGCTCCCGGAGGCGAAAAAGGAATGGAAGCGGCTTGCTCCCGCGATGGTTGCGCTGGGACTGCTGACGGAGGTGGATACGTCCGCCTTTGCGGAGCTTTGCCAGAACTACGCCTATTACCTCGCGGCGGACGCGGAAATTCTGTCGCTGGGCGCGAAAGGCCCGATTGCCATGCAGAAAACGCCGTCCGGCTACACGCAGCAGCACCCGCTGTTGTCGCTGCGCAAACAGTACTATGAAACTTGGCGGAAAGGACTTGCCGACTTCGGTCTGACCCCGGCCAGCCGTGCGCGGCTGGCGCTGGGCGACGAGAGCGCATCCGGCAATCCTGCCGCAAACCTGAACGACCCTATGGAGCGCCTGCTGGCGGGAGGTTGGTAAGATGTTCGACTCGCGGAGAGCGCAGCGCGTGATTCAGTTCGTGGAGAATCTGAAGCACACGAAGGGCGAGTTCCACGGGAAGAACTTCGCCCTGCTGCCGTGGCAGGAGAAAATCATCAGCGACGTGTTCGGCACGGTGCGGGATGACCGCCCGGACGTGCGGCAGTATACGTCGGCATACATCGAAATACCCAAGAAACAAGGGAAGCAATTAGCATTATACACAAAAATTGCCACACCGAACGGGTGGAAGCCGATGGGCGAGCTTGTTCCCGGCGACCTCGTTTTCGATGAGCAGGGGCAGCCATGCCGCGTTGTGGCGCTCAGCGAAATCGACGATACAGAGCAGTGCTACCGCATCACATTCCGCGACGGGAGCACCATTGACGCGGGTGCGCGCCATCTGTGGAACGTGGAGAACATCTACGGGAAGCGGTATAAGTACCAGACGACCACCGAGGAAATCTATCTGCGCACCCAGCGGCTTCGCAACAGCGATGCCGTGACGCGAGAAGTAGACAGGCTTCGTTCGGTTGTGCGCATCCCCGTGACGCGTCCCTTGCAGACGCGGGACGCTGAACTGCCCATTGACCCATATGTGTACGGATATTGGCTGGGGAACGGGCAGTCCACGAAGCCGGAACTTACGGTTCGGACGTGCGATGTCCCGGATATTCGTGCCAGCATCCCCTACGAAATCACCGCCCAATGGATGCAGCAGGGAGACGGAAGCGCGGTTCTGCGCGTCCCCGCCCTGAAGCCCATCTTGGTGAAGAGCTTTCGGGATAAGGTTATCCCGCCGGAGTACCTTCGTGCGTCGGAATCGCAGCGCTGGGCGCTCTTGCAGGGGCTTATGGATTCGGACGGGTGCATCGCCGAGCACAAGTCGCAGAGCGTCTACGTCAGCACCCTCCGAAATCTCGCGGAATCCGTGCGCGAGCTGCTCTGGACGCTGGGCATCAAGAACGCCATGACCGAATCCCCCTCCCTGCGCTGCGGGAAGCCCACCGGGGAGACGCTGTACACCATACGGTTTACAACCTTCGAGGATCAGCCGACTTCACGGCTGAATCGCAAATATGACCGAAAGCGGGAACGCGCAAAAAAGACGCGATCCTGCTTTCACTATATAGCGGACATTCAGCCGCTTCCGTACCCCGTAAAGATGCGCTGTATTCAGGTGGACAGCCCGTCGCATCAGTATCTCGCGGGCACGTCCATGGTGCCGACGCACAACAGCGAGCTGGGCGCGGCGCTGGCGCTGAACATGCTGGTCAACGACGACGAGTGGAAGGCGGAGGTCTACTCCTGCGCGTCCGACCGCCAGCAGGCCAGCATCGTGTTCGACGTGGCCGCCGACATGGTGCGGCAGTCGCCCGCGCTCATGAAGCGCATCAAAATCGTGCCGTCCACAAAGCGCATGGTGTATCTGCCCACCGGCAGCATCTATCAGGTGCTGTCCAGCGATGTCGCCACCAAGCACGGTCTGAACGTCAGCGCGTGCATCTTCGACGAGCTGCACACGCAGCCCACCCGCGCACTGTACGACGTCATGACACAGGGCTCCGGCGACGCCCGAAAGCAGCCGCTGTGGTTTTTCCTGACCACTGCCGGGACGGATCGAAACTCCATCTGCTGGGAGGTTCACCAGAAAGCCCTTGACCTCATCGAGGGGCGGAAATCCGACCCGCGCTTTTATCCGGTCATCTATGGGCTGAAGGACGACGAGGACTGGCACAAGGAGGAGAACTGGTACAAGGCGAACCCGTCTCTGGGCTACACCATCGACATCGAGAAGGTGCGGGACGCCTACCACAAGGCGCTGGAAACGCCCGCGGACGAGGCCATGTTCCGCCAGCTCCGCCTGAACCAGTGGGTCACGTCCTCCGTGCTGTGGATGCCCATGGACAAGTGGGACATGAACGGCGGCGACGTAGACCCGGCCGAACTGAAGGGGCGCGAGTGCTACGGCGGTCTAGACCTGTCCAGCACGTCCGACCTGACCACGCTGGTGCTGGTGTTCCCGCCGCGCAATGAAGACGAGAAGTACATCGTGCTCCCGTTCTTCTGGCTGCCGGAGGAAACGCTTCAGCTGCGCGTGCGGCGCGACCATGTGCTGTACGACAAGTGGAAGGCCGAGGGCAAGCTCATGACCACCGAGGGGAACGTCGTGCATTACGGGTTCATTGAGCAGTTCATCTGCGACCTGCCCTATGACATCCATGAGATCGCCTATGACCGCTGGAACGCCAGCATGATGGTGCAGAACCTCGAAATGGACGGCTTCAACATGGTTCCCTTCGGGCAGGGGTTCCGCGATATGTCCCCGCCCAGCAAGGAGCTGATGCGCCTTGTGCTGGAGGGGCGGCTGAACCACGGGAATCACCCGGTGCTGCGCTGGAACGTGAACAACGCCTACGTGCGCACCGACCCCGCGGGAAACATCAAAATCGACAAGCAGCGCTCCACCGAGAAGGTGGACGCCGCGGTGGCGCTGGTCATGGCGCTGGACCGCGCAACCAAGCAGGGCGGCGGCTCTGTGTACGATGACCGAGGAATTATTACGCTCTGACGGGAGGAATGGATATGCCGAGAAAGCCATCGCGCCCCTGCCGGTATCCCGGCTGCCCGAATTTCTGCGAGCCGGGCGCGGTGTACTGCCCGGAGCACATGAAGGACAACAGCGTCAACCTCCGGGAGAAATGGCGCGGCAGCGCGGCTTCGCGCGGGTACGATTCCCGGTGGCGCAGGGCGCGCAGGGCGTTCTTGCAGGCGCATCCGCTGTGCGCGGAGTGCCTGCGGAACGGGCGCTACACCGCCGCGACGGTGGTTGACCACATCATTCCCCACAGGGGCGATATGAGCCTTTTCTGGGACGAGCGCAACTGGCAGAGCTTGTGCGAGCGCTGTCATGACGAAAAGACCGGCAGCGGTCTGTAATGTGAGGTGACACGATGATGAACCCCTTTGCAAAGCTGTTCCGGGCGCGAGATAAGCCGCGGGACGCGGTGAGCGACGCGCCGAGCATCTTTTTCGGCACTTCGGGCGCTGGAAAGAGCGTCACGCCCACGTCGGCGATGCGCCTGAGCGCCGTGTACGCCTGTGTGCGCGTCATCGCGGAGACCATCGCAAGTCTGCCGCTGAACGTGTACGAAATCACGCCGGACGGCAGCCGCAAGGCGACGGATCACCCGCTGTACCGCCTGCTGCACGACGAACCGAACGGCGAAATGACCAGTTTTGTCTGGCGCGAGACGATGCTCACGCACCTGCTCTTGTGGGGCAACAGCTACACGCAGGTCATCCGCAGCGGGCGGAACGGCATTCTCGCCCTGTACCCGCTGCTGCCGGACAAGATGGACGTAGACCGCGACAGCGCCGGGAACCTGACCTATGAGTACACTGCGACGGGCGGGCAGACCTACTCGCTCACGCCCGTCTACGACGTGCTGCACATCCCCGGTCTGGGCTTTGACGGCGTGCTGGGCTACAGCCCCATCGCGTTCGAGAAGAACGCCGTCGGTCTGGGGCTGGCGACGGAGGAGTACGGCTCGAAGTTCTTCTCCAACGGCGCGACGCCCTCCGGCGTGCTGAAGCACCCGAATCACGTCAAGGAACCGGCGAAGCTGCGCGAGAGCTGGTACGCCGCCTACGGCGGTTCCGCCAACGCGGGCAAGGTCGCCGTTCTGGAAGAGGGAATGGACTATCAGGCCATCTCCGTGCCGAACAGCGACGCGCAGTACCTCGAAACGCGGAAGTTCCAGCTCAATGAAATCTGCCGGATTTTCCGCGTCCCGCCTCACATGGTGGGCGACTTGGAGCACGCGACGTTCTCGAACATCGAGCATCAGTCCATTTCGTTCGCGGTTCACACCATCCGCCCGTGGCTGGTTCGCATTGAACAGGCGCTCAATCGCGGCCTTTTCTCCGAGAAAGAGAAGGGTCGCTTTTATGTGCAGTTCAACATGGAGGGGCTGATGCGCGGCGACTACAAGAGCCGCATGGACGGCTACGCGGTCGCCCGTCAGAACGGCTGGATGTCGGCCAACGACATCCGCGCGCTGGAGAACATGAACCCCATTCCGGCGGAAGAGGGCGGCGACGAGTACCTGATTAACGGCAACATGATTTCCATCAGGCGTGCAGCCAGCGCGGGCGCGCCCAATGCGGACACGTCCGGCGCGGCGAAGCAGGACGCGGCGGCTGAGCCCGCAGCGCCGGAGAAACCGACCAAGAATCGAACGAAACGGAGGGACAGCCCTTGAGAGAAGTCCAGCTGAACGGCTTTATTGAGGAAGAGGCGTGGTACGACGACGACATCTCGCCGGACACGCTTCATGACGCGCTGTACGCCGAGGGCGCAGACCCGAACGAGGATGTGACCATCGTGCTGAACAGCTACGGCGGCGTGTGCAACGCGGCGACGCGCATGTACGACGCCATCAAAGCCTACCCCGGCAAGGTGAACATCCTGATTTCCGGCACGGCGGCTTCCGCCGCCACGGTGGTGGCCATGGCCGCCGACCATCTGAGCATGACGCCGGGTAGTATCTTCATGATTCACGATCCCAGCACGGTCTGCTGGGGCAATATCGCGGATTTTGAGGAGACGCTCAACAGCCTGCGTGCGACAAAGGAATCCATTCTGAATCTGTACGGGCAGCGCTGCTCCAAGGAGCGCGCCGAGCTTTCGCAGATGATGACGGACACCTGCTGGATGGACGCGAACACCGCGCTGGAGAACGGTTTTGTGGACGAAATCGCCGAAAAGCCGCCCACCGGCATCGAAAACGCCGCCTTTGAGCGGCGCGTGTCGCTGGAAGATGCGAAGGCGAAGTACGACGAATGGCGCTCCCGGACGCGCTTTCCCAAGCGGAAGGACGCGGCGAAAGCGCCGGAAAAGCCGCCGGAATCCCCGAAAAACCCCGACAATCGTGTGAAAGTGTCGGACCGCATGAAGCGGCTGGCGCTTTTGAAGTAAGAAGGAGGAAAACGATATGAGCATGACGCAGATCATTGCCCTGCGCGAAAAGCGCGCGCAGAAGTGGGACGCCGCCAAGGCGTTTCTGAACGCCAAGACCGGCGCGGACGGCACGATGGCTGCCGAGGACGCCGCCGCCTACGACCGCATGGAGGCGGAAGTGGTGAATCTGGGCGACGAAATCGCCCGTCTGGAGCGCCAGCAGAATCTGGACGAGCAGCTGAACCAGCCCACCCGCGACGCGCTGCACGGCGCGAAGCCCGGCCAGACCGAAGAGGAGCAGAAGCGTCCCCGCGCAACCGACGCCTACCGCAGCGCGTTCTGGACGAACCTGCGCAACAAGTCCATCAAGCACGAGGTGTACGACGCGCTGCAGGTCGGTCAGGACAGCGAGGGCGGCTATCTGGCCCCCGACGAGTACCAGAAGACCCTGATCGACGCGCTGCAGGATCAGAACATCATCCGTCCGCTGGCGAACGTCATCCAGACCGAATCCGGCGAGCGCAAGATTCCCGTGGTCGCCTCTCACGGCACCGCGAGCTGGATGGACGAGGAGGCCGCCTATGACGAGAGCGACGAGGCGTTCGGTCAGGTGTCCATCGGCGCGTACAAGCTGGGCACGATGATTAAGGTGTCCGAGGAGCTGCTGCGCGACAGCGTGTTCGACCTGCCGAGCTACATCGCGAAGGAATTTGCCCGCCGCATCGGCGCTGCCGAGGAAGAGGCGTTCCTCACCGGCAACGGCGCGAGCAAGCCCACCGGCCTGCTGAACGCCACCGGCGGCGCGCAGACGGGTGTTACCGCCGCGGCGCAGGACGCCATCACCTTCGACGAGGTGATTGACCTGTTCTACGCCCTGCGCGCGCCCTACCGCAAGAACGCCGTGTTCATCACCAGCGACACGACCATGAAGGCGCTGCGCAAGCTGAAGAACGGCAGCGGCGACTACATCTGGCAGCCCTCTATCAAGGCAGGCACGCCGGACACCATCCTGAACCGCCCGGTGTACACCTCGGTGTACATGCCGCAGATGGCCAAGGGCAAGAAGGCGATGCTCTTCGGCGACCTGTCCTACTACTGGATTGCCGACCGTCAGGGCCGCTCCTTCAAGCGCCTGAACGAGCTGTACGCGGCCACGGGTCAGGTGGGCTTCCTCGCGTCCGAGCGCGTGGACGGCAAGCTGATTCTGCCGGAGGCCGTGAAGGTTCTGGCGATGAAGAACTCCTGATAACCCACGGGAGACGGCTCAACGCGGGCCGTCTCCCCGCTGTATGGAGGTGAAACGCGATGAATGACCATAACTGCAAGAACTACTTCACCGACGGCGGCGACACGCTGGTCATCGGCGGCGCGCTGAAGGTGGAGACGGGCGCGACGGTGGAAGGCCTGAACGGCTCCGGCGCAGGCGCGTCCGCCAAGGTCACGGCGGCGGCGCTGACCGCGGATGCTTCCGGGAAAATCACCGGCGGCACGCTGACCCTTGCGGACGGCACGTCCGTCCCCATCACGGTTTCCACGGCCGGTGCTTGAGGCGGTGACGCATCATGGCTGCAATCGTCACCCTCGAAGAGATGAAGGCGTGGCTCAAAGTCCAGTACGACGAAGAGGACGCGCTCATCGAATCGCTGATCTTGAAGGCGCAGGCCGCCGCGGAGGACTTCTGCCGGACGGAGTTCGGCGAGGACAACGCGCCGGAGCCGGTGCGTCAGGCGATTGTCCTGCTGGTGTCCTACTACTTCCAGAACCGCGACGTGACCGACAAGCAGGTCTGGCTTGCCAATCGAATGGCGTTTGAGAATCTGCTGTATCCCTATCGGGATGTGTCGAAGATGTTCTAAGGAGGTGGGCTTTTGCGAGGCTACAAAACCTTTGAAGGCGATCCGCATCCGGGCGACCTGAAACACCTCATTGAGATCGGGTACACGGAGAACCGCGTCAACGAGAACGGCTACCCGGTGGAGGACGACATGGTGCTCTATCGGGTCTGGGCGTCCGCGACGGACGCTGGAAACCAGCACTACCGCGCCGCCGACGTGATGAACACCGAGATGGTGGTGAACTTCACCATCCGCTATCGGGAGGGCATCGCACCGGGCATGTGGGTGAAATTTCGGGGCAAAAAGTGGATTATCTCCACGCTGGGCGAGTACCAGTTCGAGCACACATGGCTCGGCTTGAAGGCGTCCCTGTGCGAGGGGGTGTCCGGGTGAAGCGCGTACAGCAGGCCCTTGCGGCCATCGGCATTCCCGTCATGGCGGGCGTGTGGCGGTCGGACAGCATCACGCAGACGTCGCCGGAGCAGTACGTCATTTACTCCACCACCATGTCGGAGTACGCCCACGAGGACGACGCCGCCAGCTGCCGCCGCACGTTCGTGTACATGAACCTGTGGAGCAACACCGACCCGACGGACATGGCGGATACCATCCGTCAGGCGATGTACGACGCGGACTTCTACCTTGTGGAGGAAACCGACCGCGGCTACAATCAGCCCGCCTACGACACCGCGACCCGCACCTACACGGTGTTCTGGACGTGGGTCTGCTACGACGAGGTGATGTAGCTGTGCCCATGAACATCGACGGGTTCCAAGACCTGATTGCCGACATCCACGCGATGGCGGAGAAAATCGACGCGGACGGCGCGGGCGCGGGCACGGCGGCGCACATCCTCGAAGACGCCGCGAAGCCCATTCACGACCAGATGGTCGTGAACGCCGGAACGGAGATTCACGCCCGGACGGGCGATCTTCGCCGGGCGCTGAAAATCGGCAATGTGAAATCCAGCCGCAAGCGCGGCAAGTACATCACCATCGGCGTGCATCGGAAGGACTGGAACCACGAGGACTACTACCCCGCTTATGTGGAGTACGGTCACGGCGGCCCCGCTCCCGCTCCGCCGCACCCATACATCCGTCCCGCCTACGACACCCAGTCGGACAAATCCTATGAGATCATCCGCTCCGGGCTGCGGGACGCTATCGACAAACTGTAAGGAGGCATGAATCATGGCAACTCCCACCGCTTCCCCGAAGGTGGCTTCCACTATCGGTATGAAGAACGTGGTCATCGCGCCGCTGACCAAGGACGACGACACCGGCGTGACCTACGGCGCCCTTCAGCTGGTGGCGGGCGCGATTGAAGCGTCCATCACCCCTGAAAACGCCGACCCGGACATCCAGTACGCGGACGACGTGGAGTTCGATACGGTCAACCCCGACCCGGAGCTGACGTTCAAGACCAAGATGGCGGACGTTCCGCTGGCTATTCAGGAAATGATTTTCGGCAACAAACTGGACACCAACGGCGTTCTGGTTCGGTCTGCCAACGACAAGCCCGGCTATTTCGCCTTCGGCTTCAAGTCCGAAAAGGCCGACCACACCTTCCGCTATGTGTGGCTGCTGAAGGTTCGCGCCAAGCCGCTGACCGAGAACTACGCCACCAAGGAGGGCAGCACCATCAACCGGCAGACGCCGGAGGTGGAATGGACCGCCATCAAGCGCACCCACGACGGCCAGTACCAGTATGTGGCCGACGAAGGTCAGAACAGCTTCACCACCGAAAAGGCGGCCACGTTCCTTGAGAGCGTCTACACGCCCACGCTGACCGCCTCCGATGGCGGCTGATCCGCAGGCCGGGAGCAATCCCGGCCCTTTCCTCAAAGCCGCCGAAGACGTCCGGCGGTTTCGAGGAAAGGCAGACTGTGCCTTCACAAAACTGCTGATTGAGAAAGGATTGATCCCATGATTACCTGTACGCTGGGCGAAAAGAAGTATTCCGTGGACTTCGTGACCGGGCGCGTGCTGCGCGAAATCGAACCTGCGACGAAGATGTACGGGCGCGTGAGCCGAATCGCGCTGAAGGTGGAGAACGGCGAGGAAGTGCCGCAGGAGGAGCAGGTGTCCGTGGCGGACGCGCTGGACGTGATGGCGAAGTGGTTCTGCCTGCTGTTCGGCAATCAGTTCACGGTGGACGACCTGTACGACGGATACCCCGCCGACCGCCTGATGAGCGACATTGCGCTGGCGCTGATGGCCGTCCAGACGAACATGACGCAGGTGCTGTCCGAGTTCCCTACGAAGCCGACAGCGACGGAGACGGAGACGACGAAGGCCTGACGCTGCCGGAGTACATCTACAAAACCTACAACAATCTTCTGGAGGGCGGCTGGCGCATGGACGAGATTGACCGCATGGATATGCCGGGATTCCTCAAAATCCGCGCATGGAACGCCCGCTATGAGAAGAAGAAAAAGGAACCGAAGCCGCGCTACATCGACGAGGTGTGGCCGAATCTGAAGCCGGGCGGCTGACAATACGGGAGGTGGTAAGGCATGTCTGAAACGCTCCGAGACCTTGTGGTTTCGCTGTCCCTGCAAACGGACAACTTCACGCGGAACATCAAGTCCGTCAATACCCAGATTAAAGAAGCGGAGAGCGCTTTCAAGCTGGCCGCCTCCGGGGTCACAAATTTTGAGCAGACGACCGGTGGGCTGGCGGCAAAGCAAACCACGCTGACACGCCAGCTGAACCTTCAGAAGGTCGCCGTGGACCAGTACCAGAAGGCGCTGGAAGCGGCGAAGAAGAAGCTGGCGGAGTGTCAGGCGAATCAGGCGACCTTTGAAGCGAAACTTGCATCCGCGAAGGGCGCTGGACAGTCTGCCGCCGCGCTGAAAAAGCTGGAGGGGCAGGTCACAGCGACGAAAAAGGCGACGCAGAACGCAGCGGACGCCGTTTCGTCCACCTCCACCAAGCTGAATAACGCGCAGGCGGCGGTGCGGAACACGCAGGCGGCGCTTAACGCCTGCAACGGCTCCATCGCCTCCATGCGTTCGGGCTGGGCGCAATCCGCGCAGGTGCTGGAACGCAACCAGAACACCATCGCCATGCTGGGGCTGCGGATGCGCACGGTGCAGAGCGAGTTCACGCTGGCGACCGCGGGCATCAAGAACACCTCCGAAAGCACGACCGCGCTGACGGCGAAGCTGAAGATGCTCGACAGCGAGCTGACCCTTCAGCAGGCCACCATCCGCAGGTACGAGGAATCCCTTGCCGCCGCCAAGACGCAGCTCAAAGCGGCGCAGAAGGAAAACGACCCGCAGAAAATCCGTCAGGCGCGGACGGCGGTTGAGGAAAACACCGCCTCCCTGAACAACGCGCGCGCCGCCTATGTGACCACGCAGCAGGCGATCCGGGAAACGAATCAGGCGCTGACGCTCGCGTCCAGCGGCTACTACACTGCGGGCGCGGCTATCAAGACCAATGAGACGGCGGTAGCGTCGCTTGGCAAGCAGATTCAGCTGGCGGAGAGCAAATTCCGCCTTGCGGGGGCGGGTATCGCCAACTTCGGCGCGAAGGCGGCGGGCGCTGCGGCGAAGCTCCAGCTCTTGAAGGAGAAGCAGGCGCTTCTCCGCCAGCAGGTGCAGCAGCTCCGGGACGCGGTGAAGTCTGCGGAGGAACAGCTCAAGGCGGCGCAGGCCTCCGGCGACCCGCAGAAAATCCAGCAGGCGAAGGACAGCCTGACCGAGCTGAACACCACGCTGAACAACACCGAGGCGCAGCTGCGGGATACCACCCGCGAGCTGAACCTGCAAAGCTCCGCGTGGACGCGGGCGGGCGCGGCGCTGACGAACTTCTCCACGAAGGCGCGCGCTGTGTCCTCGACGATGGTTTCCACCGGCCGCACGATGATGCGGTGGATTACGACCCCGCTCATGGGCATCGCCACCGCCTCCGTCAACGCGGAAATCCAGTTCGAGAAAACCTTCGCAACCGTGCGGAAGACGGTGCGCGGCACCGAAGAGGACTATGCGCGTCTGGAAGCCGCGTCGAAGAAGATGTCCACGCAGCTGGCCGCCGGGACGGACGAAATCAACGCGGTCATGTCCACCGCCGGTCAGCTGGGCATTGCCACGGAGAACATCGAAGCCTTCACGAAGACCATGATTGACCTCGGCAATTCCACCACCGACCTCGACGCGAACACGGCGGCGACGGAGATTGCGAAGTTCATCAACATCATGGGTACCAGCCAGAAGGACATCGACCGGCTGGGCGCGTCGCTTGCGTATGTGGGCAACCGCTACGCCACCACCGAAGCGCCCATCATGGAGATGGCGATGCGCATTGCCGGTGCGGGCAAGCAGGTCGGCATGACGGAAGCGCAGGTCATCGGCGTGGCGACGGCGCTGTCCTCCGTGGGCATTGAAGCCCAGATGGGCGGCAGCGCGTTCTCCAAGGCGCTTATCAAGATGGAGCTTGCGGCGGAAACGGGAGGGCAGTCCCTGACTGACTTCGCGACGGTTTCCGGCATGACCGCCGAAGAGTTCAAGAACCTGTGGAAGGCCGACCCCACGGCGGCGTTCATCGCGTTCACGAAGGGCATTGCCCAGATGGATGACGAGGGCATTTCCGCCATCGCCACGCTGCAGGACTTGGGCTTCAAGGAAGTCCGCCTGCGCGACACCATGCTGCGCACGGTCAGCAACACGCGCCTGATGGAGGACGCGGTGGCGGACGCCACCCGCGGCTGGCAGGAGAACACCGCCCTGACCGAGATGGCGGGCAAGATTTACGCGACCACGGCGGCGCAGCTGACGAACCTCAAAAACAAGGCTTCCCTCGCCGGGCAGCAGATTGCCAGCGACCTGACGCCTACCATCCAGAATCTCATGAGTTCCGCCAGCGATCTGCTGGACAAGTTTATGGGGCTGGATGAAGAACAGCGTTTGAGCATCATCAAGTGGGGCGCGGTCGCCGCCGCAATGGGCCCGGCGCTGCTCATTCTGGGCAGGCTGGTCGGCGCGGTCGGCAGTGTCGCCGGGGCGCTGGGAAAGGGAATGCTTGCCGTCGGCAGGTTCAGCGCGGCGGTCAAGGGCGCGGGCGGCGGCGTGAGCGGCCTGCTGAAGGTCGTCGGGTCGTCCAAGCTGGCGATGGTCGGGCTGACGGCGGCGGTGATCTACGGCGCGTACAAGCTGTACGACTACGCCAGCGGCGCAAAGGCCGCCCGTGAAGCACTGGAGGGCATGAACAAGACCGCCCAGAACTGGAAGAACACCGCTGCGGACACCTTCTATTCCAGCGGCGAAGGGCTTGACTTCTTCGGGCTGAATGCCGAGGACTTCCAGAAGACCGCAGCCAAAACCACCAGCACTGTGCAGGACTGGATGGACGGCATGGTGGAGGTCTGGTCGGACGGCAAGTACGAGACAGACGCCATCGTGAAGGAGTGGCAGGATTCCTCGGACGCTCTGAGCAAGGACACCCGTGCGCACATGGTGGAGCTGCGGGATCAGGCGCAGGCCAGCGGCGACACAGCCAAGGCACAGGAAATCAACGCCGCCATCGCCGAGCTGGACGCGCTGGACAAGCGCATCCGGGTGAATCTGAATTACTTCCAGGGGAAGACCCTGACGGACAAGAACAAGGCGTTCTGGCAGGACCTGATGAATCAGAAGCAGGCGATCCTGCTGAAATGGGGCTTCGCCGAAGAGCCGGAGGGCGGCGCGGAAGCCTACGACGTCATTGCGAAGAAGGTTCGCGCTGCGGAAGCACGCGCGGCCGCGATGGGTCAGGAGGTGGATTCCTCCCTCTATCAGGAGGCCACCCTCGCCGCATCGCAAGGCTACGCGGCGGTGCTGCAGCAGATGAACGACCAGTACGACGCCGAGTACGAGAAAATCATCCAGATTAACGACGCTACGGAGCGGAACACCCAGCTCACCGCGCTGAATGAAAAGTACACGGCTCAGCGCGCGGCGGCGGCGAAGGAGTTCGCCAACGCTTCACAGGGCTACGTCACAACGCTGCTGAACTCGGACGACACGAAGAAGACCGAAGGGCAGCTGAACACGCTGCTTGCGAAGCTGAAGGAATTGAGCGACGCGACGGCGGCGGGACAGGACACCAGCGGCATTCTGACCGAGCTGAACACTCTGACGCAGGGCATGGACGAGGGCGCGCTCACCGAGTACCTGACCATGCTGACGCAGATTTCGTCTTTGGCCAGTTCGGGCCTGTCCGCCGAGGAAATCCAGACGCTTTTCCCGGACGTGGACTTCACCAACGTGGACGCGATGCTGGAAAAGTTCGCCGCCATTGGACAGTTCCTCAATCAGTTCAAGGACGTGACGGAGATTGCCCCGCTGAACGAGATGATCAACGGCGCTGTATCCGAGGAAGTCCTTAAAATCGCCACCGACCTGAATCTGGACGGCGCGAAGGCCGCGTGGTCGGCATTTGCCGCCGACCCCGGCGCGGCCATCACCACGGACGCCTACGTCAGCATGTGGGAATTGAGCGAAGAAGCGAAGGCGAAGAAGGCGGAAATCGACGCGAAGATTGCCAGCTATACGGATACGGACGCCAAGACGGGAAAGCTGAAGCTCACCGGCGAAGGTATCACCGCGTATGTCAAGGAGTACAACGACACTCGCTCGGACGGGACGAAGGCGGACATGTCCTCGCTGAAGCCGGAGGCTGCGGAGGCGTTCGTTACGGCCTATCACGAAGCTACGGCTGGCGTCGATACTTCCCAGCTTACGCCCAAGGAAATCGTCGCAATGGTCGATGCGTATGCGGAACAGAAAGGCATCAAACTGCTGCAAGGATTGAAGCCCGAAGTCAAGGAAGCTATGGTGCTCGCCTACTCCGACGAGAACGCGAATACAGATGACCTTCGCTACAAGTATCTGCTGGAACACATGACCGCGAACATCACCGGCTATACGGTTGACCCGGCGTTCACTGCGCCAACCGTGAACGGCAGAATCGCCATCACAGGCTACGACTTGCAGTCCTATCTGGCGTTCACGCGCACCCATAAGGATGTGCCTATCTCCGGGCGCATCCGACTGGGAGAGCTGACCGCCGATGAATGGACAGCTGCGCTCAGTACAGGAGCCGTCAAGTATTACAACGAGAAGGGGCTTGAAATCCCCGCATCCGCTGTCCCTACCGAGAAGCTCACGCCGGATAAGCTGGTACTGTTGTCCGAAGACGGTACAATGCACGTTCTTGTCACGCCGGAGATTACCGGCACCCCGGAAGCAGTCGAGAGCGCTATGGCAGATATGTATGAAAAGCTCGTCACGGCGGGCACAATTTTCAGTTCTTCCCGCTATGACTGGGGCTTCCTGAACGGGCTTCTCGGAAGTTCGACAGTCGAGAACATGAAATCCATGACGATTGCCGCACGCAACCTGAAAGAACAGTCTGGCGGCTTTTTTGAACTCTGGGGTGCATTGCGCGGATACCGGGAATGGTCTTTTGGTAATATGCTGGATGGCATGTTCACCGGCGATTCGCTTGCCGAACTGGAACGCTTTGTCAGCGAGTACGCCGCGCTGGTACAGGCCGGCGAAGCGGGGAGCATTTCGCCCGAAATGCAGAACACCTTCCAGACAATCTTGGATTTTTACAATGCGCTTTCCGAGGCCGGTTATGGCGGCGATGGCATCCTCGCGGGCTTGCGAGAAGCTCTTACGGCAGGCGGCTGGGAAGGCACAATGACCGAGCTGTACGATGCGTCTACGGCGAAGGAAACCGGGGCTGCGGTTGGCGAGCAGGTCGGCGCGGGCATCGGCGAAGGGCAGAAGGACTACGACTTCTCGACGGACGCTGAAACCACCATTGCCAACGACGAAGCCGCGCTGAACGATGCGGCGGTCATTCATTCGCCGTCCCAGCGCATGAAGCCGATTGGCGGCTTTATCTCTGCGGGCGTCGGCGCAGGCATGACCGAGTACGACTTCTCCGGCGACGCCGCCGCGACGGTGGCGAACCTCGAATCTGCGATTTCCGCGGCGTTCATGACGAGTTCGCTGCGCTCCGTGGGGCTGAACGCCATGTTCGGCATGGCCGCGGGCGTGCGCGCAGGGCAGTCCGCCGTGATTTCCGCCATGCGCAGCGCCGCCCAGAACGCCGTCGCCGCCGCGAAGAGCGCCCTGCAAATCCATTCCCCCTCCCGCGTGTTCCGCGACGAGGTGGGCGTGATGACCATGAAGGGCTTCGGGCAGGGCGTTTTGCAGGAGACGAAGGAGCAGGCGCAGATTATCCGCAACGCTTCCCGGTACCTCACCACCGAGGCCGGAAGCAGCGCGGTCGCCGCGACCAACGACAACCGCAAGACCTACAACACCGACAACAGCACGTCCTTCTCCTTCGCGGGCGCGACTTTTGAGGTCCGCAGCGAACAGGACGTGCGCGATCTGGCCGTGGAAATCGCCACGCTGACCAGACGCAGCCAGCGCGGAAGGGGGCTGAGGATGGCATGATGACGGACTGGTTCGAGTGGAACGGCGTGAAATGCACGGAATACGGCATTCACGTCTCCGAGCATCCCTCCATCACGCTCCCCTCCGAGCGCGTGACCTTTACCGACGTTCCCGGCCGCAGCGGCAGCCTGACCACGCTGGAGGGCGACGCCGTGTACAGCGACCTGACGCTCACGGCGATGTGCTTCATTGCTGATGTGAGCAGACTGGACGAAATCGCCGCGTGGCTGCGCGGCGGCGGCACAGTCACCTTTGCCAACCGGCAGGGCGGCTTTTATTATGCGCGGGTCATCAACCAGATTGCCTTTGACCGCATTCTGCGCGGAAAACCGAACCGCAGCTTCGCGGTCAATTTCCGATGCAAGCCGTTCTTCTACTTCTCCGACGTGGGCGCGGAGACGCTGGCGACCTCGACGCAGATGCTCTACAACCCCGGCTGCGTGTTCGCCGAGCCGGTCATCACCGTGTACGGCTCCGGCGACGTCACGCTCATGGTGGGCACGCAGATTGTCGAGCTGACGGGCATCACCGACAGCATCACGCTGGACACCCCGGCGATGGAGGCGTACAGCGGCACAACGAGCATGAACAGCCACATGCGCGGCGAGTTCCCGACCCTTGACGTGGGCACCACGGCCATCAGCTGGAGCGGCAGTGTGTCGCAGGTGGTGGTACAGCCCAACTGGAGAACCCTGTGAGGAGGTGAACGCCCATGATCTGCATCTACAGCGCCGATTGCACGGACTTTACGAACAACGGTCTGGGCGTGGTCGTCCCGACCTCCTGCACGGTGACGGAAACGCTGAACGGCGAATGGGAGCTGACCCTTGAACATCCCATTGACGACGCGGGCAAGTGGCGGCGGCTGGTGGAGGGGCGCATTCTGCGCGTCCCCGTCCCCGCCGCCAGCACTCCGCGGGTGAATCTCGTGGACGTGAGCAAGGGCACGCTCATCTACAAGGTCGTGACCAGCGGCGGCTGGCTGTATCTGCGCAGCGACCCCAGTACGAAGCACCGGCGCATCGGCAGCTACAAGCCCGGCACCGAGGTCATTGTGCTGAACAAGACGAACGACGAGTGGTACGAAACCTCCTGCCCGGACGGCAAGCACGGCTTCATGCACGCGCAGTACCTGAAGTACGTGCGCACAGAGCCCGTGCCCGGCGTCGCCACCGGCGAGGTCATCGAGGCGCGCCAGCTGCGCGACCAGCCCTTCCGCATCTATCGGACGGTCCCCGACCTGACGAAGGTGACGGTTTACGCCCGGCACATCTTCTACGACCTGATGGACAATCTCATCAAGAAGTACGAGCCGGAAGAAAAGATGCAGGGCGCGGCGGTGCTGGCGAAGCTGTCCGAGGCGTGCCTGTCCGAGCACAGCTTCACCTTCTATTCGGACATCGACACGACCGCCGAAGAGGTGGTCTTTGAGCATGTCAACCCGGTGGATGCGCTTCTGGACGACGACGGCTTTGTAGAGAAGTACAAGGCGGAACTGGCGCGGGACTGGTGGGATGTGTTTCTGGTGAAGCGCGTCGGGCGGGACACGGACGTGCAGATTCGCGAGGGCAAAAACCTTTTGGGCGTGTCCTACGACGTGGACGAGACGAGCGTGGTCACGCGCATCATGCCCACCGGCGAGAACAAGGACGGCGAGACCATCTATCTGCCGGAACTGTACATCGACAGCCCGAACATTGACAAGTACATTCACCCGAAATGGATTCACTTCCCGGTGTCCAGCGCCAAGGAAAAGGACAGCAAGGACGAAAAAAAGACCATCAAAGAATGCCTCGCCGATATGCGCAAGGCGGTGCAGGAGCAGTACGACGGCGGGTGCGACCTGCCGGACGTGACTGTGACGGTGGACTTCATCAGCGCCGAAAACACCGTGGAGTTCGCGCAGTACGCCGCGCTGCAGCACATCTATCTGGGCGACGCGGTGCGCGTGATTGCCCGGAAAATCGGCGTATCGGTGTCCATGCGCATGACGCAGTACACCTACGATTGTCTGCTCAGGCGCTACACGAAGGTGACGCTGGGCAAGGTGGCAGACGCCATTGAGGGCAACACCATTTCCGGCCGCCAGCTCCCCTCCGGGAGCATCACCGGCGCGAAGCTGGCGATGAACTCCGTGGGCGCGGGTCAGCTTCAGAACGGCTCGGTCGGGTCGCTACAGGTGAAGATGGCCGCCATTGAGACGGCGCACATCCGCGACGCGGCCATCACGAACGCGAAGATTGCCGACGCTTCCATCGACAGCGCGAAAATCAAGGATGCGGCTATCGGCTCTGCCAAAATCGAGGACGCGTCCATCGGCACGGCGAAGATTGCGAACGCCGCCATCACCACGGCCAAAATCGCTGACGCAGCCATTGGCAGCGCGCAAATCAGGGACGCGGCCATTGGCGAAGCGCAGATTGGCAAGGGCGTCATCCATTCCGCCCACATCGGCGACGGCGAGATTCAGACGGCGAACATCAAAGACGCCGCCGTCACGAAGGCGAAGATTGCCGACGCGGCCATCAGCTCCGCCAAGATCGAGGACGCGGCCATTACCAACGCGAAAATCGACAAGGCGGCCATTGACAGCGCCAACATCAAAGAAGCCGCCATCGGCTCGGCGCACATCCAGAAGGCGGCGGTCGGCGAAGCGCAGATTGCGGACGCCGCCATCACCCGCGCAAAAATCGCCGACCTCGCCGTGGGCACGGCGCAGATGGACGACCTGTCCGTCACGACGGCGAAGATTGCGCAGGCGGCCATCGGCTCCGCGCAGATCAAGGACGCCGCCATTGAAACGGCGAAGATTGCGCTGGGCGCGATTACCGCCGCGCTCATCCAGCAGGGCGCTATCGGCACGGCGCAGATTGCCGACGGCTCCATCACGGACGCGAAGATCGTCTCCCTGAGCGCGAACCTCATCACCGCGGGCACGCTGTCCGTGGAGCGGCTGATTATCCGCGGCAATGAGCAGAGCCTCGTCTACGCCATCAACAACATGGGAGAGCTGACAAGCACGCAGGTGAACACCATCGACGGCTATGTGCTGACCGAGCGCACCATCACGGCGGACAAAATCGTGGCGCACAGCATCACGGCGGCGGAGATTGCCTCCAAGACCATCACCGCCAACGAGATTCTGGCGGGGACGATTACCGGCGCGGAAATTGCCGCCGAAACCATCACCGGCGCGAACGTCCAAGCGGGCACGCTGACCACGAATCACGTTGCGGCGAACTTCGGGGAGACGCTCGACCTGTCCAGCAACACAGGCATTGTGCAGCGCGTGGAGTACGCAGACGACCAGACGGAGATGCGGTCGCTGATTCAGACGAAGGCGGACGGCGTTTTATCCGAGGTCAAGGCGAACTACACCGCCGCCGAGGACACGGAAAGCCTGCGCAGTCAGCTTTCCTCGCTGGCCGAGCAGACGCAGGACAGCTTCACTTGGACGACGACGCAAATCAAAGAGCTGATTGAGAACGTCGAAGCCGGAGACAGCGCCACCGAGGAGCAGCTCAAGCTCATTCAGGACTACATGAAGTTCACGGACGGCACGCTGTCCATCGGCAAGACCGGCAACCCCTTCACGTTCCGCGTGATGAACGAGCGGCTGGCGTTCTACATGAACGATTCCGAGGTCGCTTACCTCTCCAACAACAAGCTGTACGTCACGCAGGCGGAAATTCTGACCCGGCTGCAAATCGGGAAATTCGCGTTTGAGCCGCAGACGAACGGCAACATGTCCATCTTCTACACGGGTTAAAGGAGGCAGAGCATGGCGCTTACGGCCACATACACGGCGAGCCTGCGCACCCTGAGCTATACGGCGGAGGGCGTGATAGACAGCAGCGAAGCCACACAGGAGTACTACACGGCGGGCGCAAACCGCGTCGGCCTTTTGCATTTCCCCGGCATGAACATGACCAACAAGGTCATCACCGGGATTCAGATTACCGCCACCGCCAGCCGCGCGGGCTACGGTCTGGGACGCGACAAGGTGGTCTATCTGCGTGCGTCCAATTATCAGGCCACGTCCCAGTCCGGCGTGAAGGGCAGCGCCTTTGTCGGCGCGTCGCTGGGCACGTTCGTCGGGCAGTTTTACGGCAACACGTCCTCCTACACGCTGTCCGGCGGCCTGCTGACGAATCTCGCGAATTACTTTGCCGCCGGGAACAACACGGTGCTGCTCTACAATCCCGACCCGGAGCAGTCCTCACAGGTGTACTCCAAGAACTATCTGAAATGGACCGCCGCCAGCATCACGATTACCTATCAGGAGGCAGTCAGCCAGCCCACGCTGGAGAACAGCACCGTGACGATGGGCACAGTCATGCGGATCGCCACCAACCGCCAGAGCACGGCGGCGACGCACACCCTGCGCTACAGCTTCTTCACCGAGAACGGCACGATTGCCGCGGACGTGGGTGATTCCTATGAGTGGACGCCGCCGGTGTCGCTGGCGGCGCAGATTCCGTCCGCCGCCTCCGGCTGGGGCACGCTGCTCTGCGACACCTACATCGGCGGGACGCTCATCGGCACGAAGAAGACCACGTTCACACTGGTTGTGCCGGACAGCATTGTGCCGACGATTTCCGCCGTGACCTTTGAGGAAGCGACGCAGGGCGTGGCGGCGAAGTTCGGCGCGTTTGTGCGCACGCGCAGCACGCTCTCCGTGTCCATCACGGCGGCGGGCGCGCAGAAGAGCACCATTGCCGCCTACCGCACGACGCTGAACGGCGCGGTCTATTCCGGCGCGAGCTTCACCACCGGCACGCTGAACGTCGCCGGGGACAACGACCTGACCGTCACCGTCACCGATTCCCGCGGACGCACGGCGACCGTCACCAAAACCGTCACGGTGCTGGCCTACGACCCGCCGAAGCTGACGGCGTTCTCTGCCGAGCGCTGCACCGAGGACGGCAGCGCCGCCCAGATGGACGGCACAAGGGTGCGCATCACCGCGTCCGCGACGGCTTCCCCGGTAGGCAATAAGAACGACATGGCGTGTACGGTCTACTATCGCACACGCGGTGCGGAAGCATGGGCGACGGCGCAGAACCTGATTCCCCTGAGTTACTCCATTGGGGTCACGAACGCCCTGCTCCCGCAAACCTTTGATGTGCTGAGCAGCTACGAGCTGAAGATTCGCGTCACCGACACATTCTACTATGTGGAGCAGTCGGTGGAAATCGGCACAAAGCAGGTCATGATTGACCTCTATCAGGATGGCACGGGCATCGCCTTTGGCAAGGTGGCCGAGACGCCCCGCGCGGTCGAGTTCGGCTGGCCGATTAAACTGACCGAGCCACTGGAGGTCACGCAGGGCGGCACGGGCGCGAACAATGGCGCGAGCGCCTGCGCGAATATCGGCGCGGTGAAGAAGAGCGGCGACGCCATGACCGGCAATCTCCAGATCAGCGGGCGGCTCTATCCGTCGCTGTATCTGCTGCCCACCTACAACGACACGACGAACCGCGTCGTGTTCGAGGGCAGCTATTCAGGCGCGGGTTCTTTTTCCGCGTGGGAGGACAGCAGCGGCACGAACCGCCGGATGCTGGAAGTGCGCACGGCCAAGTACAAAGCCAGCAAGGACGACGCGGTGGTGCTGCGCTGCGTGGAGAACGGCAGCTACTACAGCTACCGCCTGTTCCACGCGGGCATGGCGACGCCGGTCCCCATCGCCAACGGCGGTACGGGCGCGAGCACGGCGAAGGCGGCGCTGACGAATCTGGGCGTGTTCTACGCGGAGACGCTGCCGGACACGGGCGAGGACGGGCAAATCTGCCTCGTTCCCGTGTGAGGAGGGCGCATGAGCAGTACATTCAGCGCCACGGCGAACAGCAACACCACCATAGGGTACGTCTGGTATGGCTCGAACGAATGGGCGATGGGCAGCAGCGAGGGCGCGTGTCAGGGCGCGTACATGGCCACAAAACCCAGCCAGTCCCGCGTCGGGCTGATGCTCTTTAACGGCGCGGGCGCGGCGCTCAGGGGCAAGGTAATCCAGAGCATCACGCTCAAAATCACCTGCTCCGGCGCGGGCTCCGGGTCGAGCGGCAAGGTGCTTTCCTTTCACCGGGCCAATGTGCAGGCGTTTGACAAATCCCTGCGCGGCTCCGCGCAGGTGGGCGCGGCGCTGGGCACGCTAACGGGCAAGTTTTACTCGAACACGACCACCCACACATTGAGCGCGTCCAGCAACGCGGCGTTCTTCGCCGCCCTGCGCGCCTATCTGACCGAGGGCAATTCCGCGCTTGTGCTGTACAACGGGGAAACGTCCAAGGCCGACGGCTATTCCGCCAACTACGCCCGCGTTACCTCCTGTACCCTGACCGTCAGCTACATCGACGGCACGGCCTATGTGTGTGTGAACGGCGCGTGGAAGCAGTGCGCCGTGTGGGTGCGCGTGAACGGCGCATGGAAGCAGTGCGTGCCGTACTACCGCAAGGACGGCGCATGGGTGCGCGTATAGGGAGATCGCCGCGACGAGCGGCTTTTTCTATATCCTATCGGAGGGGAGGGAGCGAAGGTGAGTGAAATCACCGGGGGACAAATCTACACGGCGGCTCTGGTTTTTCTGGCCGGCTGCGGCGCTGTGACCACCATCGGCAAGGCCATCGAGGCCATCCGAAACTGGCGCAAGCCCGCGGACAGCCTGAAGCACAAGGTCGCCCGGCACGACGAGCAGCTTGTGGCGCTGAAGGAAGGTCAGCGCGTCACCTGTGAGGCGCTGATGGCGCTTTTGGGACACGAGCTGCACAACGGCAACGCCGACGAGATGCAGGAAGCGTCCCGGAAACTGAACCAGTATCTTGTAAACCGATAATTTGAGGAGGGATTTTTCATGAAGTGGGAAGACATTCAGCGGAAGCTGACCAGCCGCAAGTTCTGGCTGGCCATCGGCAGTTTTGTGTCCATGCTCATCGTGGCGCTGGGCGGCGCGGAGGAAACCGCGACGCAGGTTTCCGCGCTCATCATGGCGGGCGCGTCGGTGATTGCTTACATCATCGGCGAGGGCATGGCGGACGCGGCGAGCGCGGGCGGCGTCACCAACATTGATGGTGCGGACGTGCTGAAAGCCATTGAAATTGTGGATGAAAAGGGCAAGCAGGACGACCATTCGGGCGACGGCGAATAAGCCGCGCCCTTTATGGAGGGTATACCATGTACGATGTGAACAGGGTTCTTTCCGTCGCGGCGGCGGAGGTTGGCTATCTGGAAAAGGCGAACAACAAGAATCTCGACGGCAAGACGGAGAACGCGGGCGATAAGAACTACACCAAGTACGCCCGCGACCTCGACGCGATTCCCGGCTTTTACAACGGCCGCAAGCAGGGCTATGCGTGGTGCGACGTGTTCGTAGACTGGTGCTTTGTCACCGCCTACGGCAGGGACGCGGCGCTGAAGCTGCTGTGTCAGCCGACGAAGAGCGCGGGCGCGGGCTGCCGATACTCTCGCAGCTATTACAAGGCGAAGGGACGGCTGTTCAGCGCGCCGCAGCCGGGCGACCAGATTTTCTTCTGGCCGAAGAACGCCATCGGCGGCCCGGCGGTACAGCACACGGGGCTGGTTTACAAGGTGGACGGCTCCTATGTGTACACCATCGAGGGCAACACCTCCGGCACGTCCGGCGTGGTCGCCAACGGCGGCGGCGTATGGCGGAAGAAGTACCGGCTGGACTACAACCGCATCGCGGGCTACGGCCGCCCGGACTACGGCAGCGGCGACGGCGCGTCCACCGACACGCCGGTCACGCCCGCGGAGCCGAGTACGCCTAAACCCGCGCCTGTCCAGCCCGAAACGCCCGCCGTGCGGAAGGACGCCGTGACCATCGTATCCAGCGGCGGCAGGGTGAACATTCGCGTCGGCAACGGCACGAAGTACACGCGCATCACCGCCGTGAAGCCGGGTAAGACCTACCCGTGGGTGGCGACCGCCGAGAACGGCTGGCACGCCATTGAGATTGCTGGGAAGGTCGGCTGGGTATCCGGCGAGTTCTCCCGGAAGGACTGAACCTGATTCGGGGCGGTCGCCGATTCCGGCGGCCGTCCCCCTGAGATGAGAAGGAGGTGAGCGCCAAGTGGCCGATAAAATTACCATTACAGCGCCGTTTTCGCAGGAAACACGGACGCTGGGCCGCATCGGGCGCGTAGGTGAGAATATTGCCCGGCAGATTGTGTTCGACTGTTCGAGTGTGCTGGCTGGCCGGCCGAACGCGGGCATCGTCTGCGTAATTCAGCGCCCCGGCGATAAGCAGCCCTATGCGGGGCAGCTTGTGCGAGAGGTCAGCACGAGCAATTACAGGCTTGTATTGACAAGCACCGAAGTCGCTGTAGCGGGCAGCGTGCGCTTTGAGCTGCGCATGGTTGACGGCGAGGAAATCCTGAAGGCCGCCATCTATACAGGCACTGTTGCAGAATCTCTGCCCGGCATTGGCGACACCCCGGAAGACCCTATTGCAGACGCGTTGAATCGTCTGGAAAACGCCATCGCGGAGGCGGGAAAGTATGCTAATCTGGACGCACGGCTGGATGCAATTGAGGCTACCGGTCTGAGCGCCGTAGGCGCGGCGTCAGGGCAGGTGCCTACTGCCGACGGTACTGGCGAATGGGCGTGGAAAGCCACCATTGGGCTGGACACGACGCTGAGTTCCGCAGGCAAGGCAGCGGACGCGAAAGTTGCTGGCGACGCTATCCGCGCGGTTGCGAATACCGCCAACACGCTTTCCGCGCGCGCGAATGTGTTGTCTGGTAGTGTGTCCGGCGCGTCGATTACTGCGACGGATTCTTTCGCCGCGCCTTTTGTCGGCTTGCGCGTCTGCGGCAAAAGCACGCAGGACGGTACGCCGCTCCCGACCGCTCCCGTGCCGATTGTCAGCGCGGGTGACGGCGGAACGGTGGTGGTCACGGTGTCGGACGGCGCGAACAATTCGCAGACGCTGACGCTGCAAACGCCGAATACGCTGCCGGGCATCCCGGTTTCCTCCGGCGGGAACTACACGGACGAAAACGGTCAGCAGTGGGTGTGCGATGAGGTGGACTTGGCGCGCGGGGTGTATGTGCAACACGTCACGAAAATCAAGCTGACATCCTCGATGAAATGGACGAAGGTTGGAAACAAGGTTGACCGCTATTTCGCGCAGTTTGACGGCACTTATGCGACAAACGTTCTTTGCACACATTTTTCTACCAGCGTAGGTTCGGAAGTTGTCGGCGGCGCCATGACCAACCTGAATTACCTTATCGGCTTTGCATACGCCGAAAAAGGGACAACGACGCTTGATGAGTTCAAAGCATTCCTCGACGCGAACGAGGTATATGTTTTGACATCGCTTGCAACACCCGTCGAAACCGCTCTTTCCGCCGCTGAAATCAGCGCGTACAAGGCGCTGACCACCTACGCCCCGACGACTACCATCAGCGTTACTGATGGCGCTGGCGCGACGGTGACGTACCAGCGCGATGCAAACATTGTAATCAAAAATCTTGAGGATGCGATTGCATCCATGACGCAAAATTAAGGAGGTATCTTTATGGCTATCAACAGTAAGGCACGGCATGACCTGACGCTTCGCGCAATCAAGCGCGAGATTTCCGCTGGGCGCGATGTGGCGTTTTGGCTCGACAAGGCGTACACGCACCTTGACAACGGGCTGCTGACGGAGGATGACATCGCGGAAATTGAGAAGCTGGCGCAGGCGTACTATGACGCACTGGATGCGCAGGAAGAAGAAAACAACGAATAAGCCCCATTTCGGCGGCACCCATCAGTCGCTGCGCATCAGCGATTCCAAGCACTCATGAACCGCAGGGCTGCGCCTGAGCGCGCGCCCTGCTTTCATATGCCCTCGCAGAAGGGAGGTGGTGTGAATGTTCATTGTGTGAAGCCGGTTCCCGATACTCTTTACCTTTAACGACACAAGGAGAGATGAACGATGGCAAATTTCGATTGCTATGTGCGCATTTATCTGCCGCTGGATGCGAATGGCCGCCCGAAAACCTCTGATTACGGTCACTACGACCTCATGATTAAGAGCATGGGCAACACCCCGCTGAACTTCGATTCCCACACCTCTGTGGTTGACCCCGTGTTCAGCTACGGCGGCTCGAACAACGGTCAGGGCTATGTGAAGATTTTCAACCCGAACAAGACGGTGAACATCTTCACGTTCGACATGCTGGCCTGCACGTTCCATTTCACCGCGTCCTCTGCCAAGGTGGGTGCTTTCGTCAAGCAGATGCAGAAGGTGCTGACCTACAGCTCCAAGGACAGCAACGCTTCCACCTACAAGGTCAATTCCAACTGGGACTACAAGACCTTCACGACGGCGCGCAACAATTCCTTCGGCGCGGTCGCTGCGTGGTGCTCTGCGCTGGGCGACAACGGCCTGCTGAACATCCACAACAGCGCCGCTGCGAAGAGCAATTACATGACCTGCGCGACGTGGGCGATGTACAAGCAGTATTACGCGGCGTGGGCCCACTGCCAGCTGATTCGCTGATTCTCTCGACAAGAAGAATGGAGGAGTGGCATTATGGCAAGCTACACCTGTAAGATTCGTATTCATCTCCCTCTGACGTCCGGCCTTAAGCCCAATACGGGCAACTCCGGCCACTATGACATCCAGATCATGAAGACCGGGCTGACGCTACTGGGCAAGACTTATAACAACCCGATTATTTCCTACGGTGGCGTGGACGGTAACGGGAAGGTTGAAATCGGTAACGGAAGCAGCTTTTCCCCGAAGGCAGACCATTTGTACTGCCACGCACCGATTACGGTGACGGATGCGCAGCTCTCGAACTTTATTGAAGGCTGGCTGAATGAATACTGCGATAAGGAGACGAGCGGGCACATTTACAGTGTTACTTCCGGTGACTACAAGACCTATTCCAAGTCGAACCACAACTGCTTCGGTGCGGTTGGCGAGTGGTGTGCGTTCATGGGAGACACTTTTCTGAAGAGCATTCATGACAGCAAGACCTACACCGAATACTATGCTTGGCCCATGTACGAGCTGTACCACACGGCGTGGATTTATGACGCCCTGAAAACCTGATTCCCGGCGGAGGCAAGCACTTGCCTCCGTTTTTTTTGTTTGCCTGAAAATAATGGTTGACGAAAATGACAATCTATGGTATACTCACGGAAGAATTGGAGGTGCTGTAATTGAAATTCCGTAATATAATTGTCATCTTTCTTGCTGTGATGTGTTTGCTGGCAGGTAGTGCTTTCGCCACGTCGGAGAGAAGCATGACGCCTCCTGCGGATTATGATGAATGGTCTGATTCCTCTGCGGCATTCCGCGGCGCAATCGGATATGGAGATATTGTAAGTGACCCGATGGCTCATGGAAAAACCGTGAACCCCGATTCCTCCGCTACCCCTGAACTGGGCGATTCCTCCGTCGTGTCCACCGCCGCGGTCGCTGGGCTGTGCGTGGCGGCGCTCGCCGGTGTGACCATTGCGGACAAGAAGCGCAGGAAAATGGCCAAGTAATGAGTTCGAGAAATCGAAAAGGGAAACGGCAGCGTCGCAAGTGGCTTGTGATTGAGCTTGCGTGCGCTGTCGCTTTTCTTGTGCTTGCAGGAATGCTCATCACGCGCCTGACCCGCCAGAATCACCGTTCCGCCGAGGAACGCGCCGCACAGGAGGCGCTGACCCGGATTCAGGTCGATCAGACGCTTGCGCCCACAATCACGCTCACTAACGTCCCCGCGCCCTCGGAAACGCCGCCACAGCAGATGTTCGCTTACGCGCAGGAGCTTTTGCAGATAAACGGCGACCTTGTGGGCATGGTCGGCTTCGACGACATGGCGCTGTACGTCTGTCAGGGCGAGGACAACACCTTCTATGCGTCTCACCGCTTCGACGGCAGCGAAGACCCGGCAGGCATGATTTACATGGACTGCCGCTGTTCCGCGTGGCCGCTGGGACAGAACACCATCCTCTACGGGCACAATATGCGCGACGGCTCCCGGTTTGGCAAACTGAACCGCATGACGGAGGCGGAGTATCTGGCGGAGCACCCTTATGTGCGCTACGCCTCGCTGTACGAAATCCGCGACTACCGCCCCATCGCCGTGTTCTACGCCAACGTTGACCCGACGGCGGCGGACTACTTCGACTTCGCCGTGACGGATTTCCCGGACGAAACTTCCTTCACCGCCTATGTGCAGGAAGCGAAGCGCCGCTCCGTCGTGAACCTTCCCTCCACCGCGCAGTACGGCGACAACCTTCTGACCCTCGCCACCTGCTCTGAGGAAGGCGTGGGCGGACGGCTTGTCGTTGTCTGTATGCCAGCCGAATAACACCATCGCCCCGCTCCGGCGGGGCTTTTCTCATGCCGATGTTTTGCCGCCGCTGACAAAACATCGGCATGACCTCACGAAGATGATGCTGACCATTTTCGTGAACCCACGCAAATGGTCAGCGCGTCACGCCTTGCCACCGTCCTGCCCTTTCGCACGCCATCCGCTCCCGTTGCTCACCCAAACGCAGAACGGCTCACAGGGGCGTTTCTGTGCGAAAGAGGGGCATATCAAAAATGCCCACCTCCCAGCTGCGAACAGCCGGAGGGGGGCATGGTGGTGTGTATCTGTCCGCCCTATATACAAATAAAAAAAGAAGAAGAATTTTCCCCTATGGGTGTTGTCCGCCGGGTGTGTGCGTTTTTGTATAGTTTGTTGTCCGCCTTGTCCGCCTCGTCCGCCTTGTCCGCGTTGTCCGTGTCGTCCGCCCCGTATCATATATGGTATGGCGGACAACAGGCGGACAACAGACAGGGGGCTTTGCGAATTTGTTGTCCGCCCTGAAAAGCCCGACATATCAAGGGCTTGCGGGCTTGGCGGGCAAGGCGGACAACACGGACAACAGGGTGGTCAAAATCGTGTTCTTGTCCGCCCGTTGTCCGCCTGAAAAGGGTTTAGGCGGACAACAGCCCATTTGGCGGACAACGATTTTTCGCGAGAATTTGTTGTCCGCCTGTTGTCCGCCAAGGGCATTTGTTGTCCGCCTGAAAGAATCTCCATCGGGATGGACGTGTTCTTTCGCAGAGAAATTGGTTTGACGTTTCCCCTTGTGCCGTGGTATAATAGAATCAGGAACGGAGGATACACGCAATGGAGAGCTACGAGAAAATCAAACTGGAACCGCTGTCGGATTCCGTGTTCAGCTACATTTTTGCAGACAAGGACTTGACCGTTTCCATGCAGGAACTGATTGATAGCGTTCTGACGGATGCGGGCGACCCGCTGATTGGCAAGGTGAAATCCGTACAGGCACAGTACAGTGTGCAGAAGCGCATGGTTTCGACCCACGGTGGACGCTTGGACGCACGTGTGGAGGCTGCCGATGGCACGCTGTTCGACATTGAGGTACAGGCCTACTTGGAGCCTGCCATGAACGACCGCTCGTGGTTCTACGGTAGCAATCTGATGAGCGAAGAGTTTCTCGAAGGGCAGACCTACAACAAAGTTCCAAAAGTGCGCGTGATTAACCTGCTGGACTTCGTGCTGCGCCGGGATCATCCAGACCTCTTGCAGCCCATCAGCCTGATGTATCGGAAAAGCCCTGCTCCAGCATCGGATGCATTCCGTATCTACAATATCGAGCTTCCGAAGTTCCGTGATACTAACCCGACGCTGGAAAGCGTCAAGAATGACCCTCTGCTTCGCTGGCTGTATCTGCTGGACGAGGGCTATAAAAGCGACCATGAAATGGAGGTGCTCAGTAACATGACCGAAGGAATGAGAGCCTTTGCCAAGCGCTATCAGGTTTCGCTCAACGACCCCGACCTGCGTCGTATGTACGACTACGAGATGAGCGCCAAGCGCGATCAGGCTTCGCGAGAGTATAACGCGGAGATGAAGGGCCGCACGGACGTGATTCGCGGGATGCTTCACAACGGCATTCCCGTCGATGTCATTTACAAGTGCGTCGATGCGCCCCGTGCAGATGTAGACGCTATCATCGCCAAGATTCGAGCGGAGGATTGACGGATTGCACATCACCCTAATCCTGCATTTTTTGAAAAGGTCGCAGGAGAGCGGCGGGAAATTACACCCGTTTTTACACCCGTTTGGCTTGTAAAGCGTGATTTGCCCCCTAGCAAATACGACAAGGAGTCCGCTGAATTGTGCCGATTTTGATGTGAGATATGCTGAATTAGATATATCAAACTCCGGTTCAAATCCTGTCACCTCGACCATCGCCCGGTTCTTCGTTTTGAAGAACCGGGTTTTCTGTTATCCACAATTTGTCCGAAACATGCCGTTTTCTGTGGATATTTCGGTGTTTTTGCAAGTTCAGTGCTACAAAATACCCAGAATTAACAAACAAAAAGCGGGCGCAAAATGAATTACACCCGTTTTTACACCCGTTTTGGTTTTCGCTTTTAGGCATGTTGTATATCGCTTTTGATTCGCGCCCCTGTTTTTCAGCCCTGCGAGGACTTCTTTGGGCGGCCTCTTTTAGCAGGCTGCACAAATCCAAACTGCAGCGCCGCCCGTGCTTTCGCCGCGTCCGTGTGCCGGGTATCGATGTGGCCGCGTGCAACCTTGCCCACCTGCGGCGGCAATTCCGCCGGTGCGGTCGGCTGTGCTCCGTCCAGAAGGCGGTCGAAGGTCGCGTTCATCAGCGTCTTGGCACGCTCCTGCTCGCGGTCTACGACATGCCCGTACACGCCGAAGGTGTCCATGTCAACGCTGTGCCCGACGAGGTCTTTTATCATCTGTTCCGGCAGGTCGTTCTTCATCATGCTGATGTAGGTATGCCGCATCTCGTGGATGGAGCTTTCGATGTCATGCGTCCGGCAGAAAAACTGCCATTGCTTGTATGCACGATTCGGATCGCTGCGCTCTCCCCATTCATCGGGGAAAATCCACTTCGTGCGGATGTCCATCGCGTCCAGCATCTCCCGCTGCGCCGCGAGGGTCTGCATGGCTACGTCAGAAAGCACCACCTCGCGCTGGGCGTTGTCATTCTTGCCCATGGTCTGCTCATTGAATTTGTTGATGCTTCGGCTGATACAGATGACGTTGTCATCGAGGTCTTTCCACTGCAGACCGTACACCTCGCCCCGGCGCATCCCAGTCAGCACCGTGAACCGCCATGAGTGAATGTAGAACGCCTCCTGCAGCTTCCCGCGCTTCTCCACCGCGCTGTTGGTCATCAGCTTCTCCACCGCGTCCGGCTGGAGGATTTTTTTCTTTTTGGGCGGCGGCGCTTGGTTGACCTTCAGGTCACGATCCTTTATCGGAACTGTTTTCCAGCGCATCCTGTCCGCATAAGCCAGGAACGCCGTGATGCTGCTGCGCACGTTGATGGCCATGCGCCGGGATAATCCCTTGCTGATGACCGCGTCGATGCACTTCTGCCACTGCGCCGGATAGATTTTGCTGATTTGCGTCGCCTTGATGTGCGGCAGGATGTACAGCCGACCGGCGGATTCGTGGTTGGTGTAATTCCCGCGCCCGCTGTGCTTCTGCAAATCGTCGAGAAACAGCTTCCACGCCATGCGAAAGTCCATGTCCTCTGCGCCGGATTCCAGCCATTCGTCGGCCATTGCCTCCACTTCGCGCTTGCCCTTTCTGCCGGGCGTGCTGCTCTGGAAGGGCTTGCGCACGCCGTCTTTCTGAACCTTCAGCAGCCAGAGCTTGCGGCTCTCAATCCAGATTGCCTCCGAGCGCCGCTCCGTTCCCGTCATCTCACCGTTCCTCCTTTTCTTCCTGTTCCGGCAGATTCAGCGGCGGTACCTGAAGCATGGCGCACATAGCCACTCTGATGTGCTCCGGCGCGGCCTTGTATGCCTTTACCACCTCCCGCGCCCAGATGTTGGTGTAGTTCCGCACCGGGTCGCCGGTATCGTCCTCGCCGATCAGGTCGGTCGGCTCAATCTGAAGCGCCTCTGCCAGCTTTGCGATTCGGTCGCGCCGCATATTCGCTATGCCGCCCGCCTCCCAGCGCCGCACCGTGGTCTTGTCCACGCCGACTATCTGTCCGACCTCTTCCAGCGTCATGCCCAGCTCTTTCCGCCGCATTTTGATGATGTCTGCAATCTTCATTTTCATCTTCCTTTCTTCGCGACTGCTCGTTCGCGTATTTGCCCTTATTATACCGTCAAAAAGGCATTTAAGCAACAAAACGAGGGAAATAACCATAAAATTTAGCATTTTCGCCACTTTACCCCTTGACATTCCCAGTTTTGTATGCTATAACGTGTTGCGTAAACGCCACTTCGTTTCTGAAAGGAGGAACGGTAATGAACAAGAATCTGCTGCTCGCGAAGATGCTTGAAAATGACAAATCCGCCGAGGACATCTGCGATGCGTGCGAAATCAGTATGAGCGCATTCAGCCGCAAGGCAAACGGTCATTCTCAGTTCAAGCAGAGTGAAATCACCGCCATTAGCAAGTTGCTTAACCTGACCCCTGAGCTTGTGATGCGCATCTTCTTCGAGTAATTCTTTTGCGTCAAAGTTGCGTTTCCGCCACTTATAATCAAAGAAGAAAGGATGAATTGGCATGAGGCCCTACCACAAACTGCGAACGGAGCTGTACATCGGCGGCTACACCGAACCGCTGCTGGCGCGTCGGCTGCGAATCGGCACTGCCACGGTATCGCGCAAGCTGAACGCGAGGTCGCCGTGGACGCTGGCCGAGTGTTATCAGGTGATGGATCTGCTGGGCAAGCCCTACGAGCAAATCCCGCTGATTTTCCCCCGCGACGGGAGAAACGAGGAATCCGCATGCAGGCACTGACGGAATCCCAGCGGCGTCTGGTCGAACAGAACATCGGGCTTGCCGGTTGCGCGGCTGCGCGTTTTCGGCGCAGCGGCAAGACCGTCGGGCTGGAATTGGACGACCTGTTCTCCATCGCCTGCATGGGGCTGGTCTACGGCGCACAGCGCTACGACCCTGCTGTCAGCCGACCGGGCACCTATCTGTATGACTGCTGCCAATGGATGCTGCTGACGGAGCTGCGTCATCGGCGGCGCAAGTGCCGCGCTGGGACGGTGTGCAGTCTGGACAAGCCCGTGGTAATGGGGCACGAGGTTGTCACCTACGGGGACACGCTGATGGCGGATGCCGACGTGGAGGAGGAAGCCCTCACCAACGTCATTCTGCGACGAATGATGGAGCTGTCCACGCCGCGTGAGCGAATTGTCGCTATGATGTATGCCAATGGCGCAACGCAGGCGGAAATCGCCCGGTCGCTGGGCGTCACGCGAGCTTCGGTGTCTTACACGATGTCCTGCCTGCGCAAGAAAGCCATCAGGAATTTCGGTGGAACTGCGAGCTGAAAAGAAAGGAGTTTTCCCCATGACATTCGAGATTGCGTTCATGTTGGTGCTGTGCGGCCCGGTCATTCTGGCCGTCCTGATGCAGCTGTGCGGGTGGGCTGCTGACGCCTACGACTACCACGCCATGCGCCGGACGATGAAGCGGGCGTGGAAGCACGGTGTATCGCCGATTAAGCCCGGCATGACGGCGATGATGATCCGCTGCGACGCGAGCGAGAGAAGGAGATTCTGATGGTCAAGGCATTTCTGGATGGCGGCGAGGTTCGTCTGACCGCCGAGCCGAGCGACATTCCGACCATCAAACGGCTGCGCAGCGCATCCCGCACGAATCGGATGCCGCCGATGACGTGGATCATGCCGCTGACGCTCGATTCGGTGGAGGAACTGCGCCGGGAGAAAACGCCGTGCAGCCCGGAGCTGGCGAAACGCGCACAGGCGATGCTGGCCGCGCACCGCTTCGTGGATGCGCAGAAGGCGGCGGATAAGGTGGAACCCATTCGTCCGATTCCGATAAAAGAGGGATTTACCCTCTTCAACCATCAGGTGAAGGCGTTCAACATCGCGCTGGCGCTGTTCGGGTATCCCGCCGGAGCGGACGGCGGCGCGTGCGCGATGTACATGGATATGGGTACAGGCAAGAGTCTGACCTCAGTCATGATTGCCGGGCGGCTGTTTCTCGACGGGAAGATTCGCCGGATGCTGGTGGTCGCGCCGTCGTCGGTCTGCCCGGTCTGGCCGAGCGAATTCCGCAAATTCGGCGCGTTCCCGTCCCGCGTCGCCGTCCTGCAAGGCGACAAGAACAAGCGGCTGGCGGCGCTCAGGTACGTCGAAGCACCCGCGATGCCCGGTCAGCGCGACCCGCTGCGGGTGGCGGTCATCAACTACGAGAGCACATGGCGGCTGGAGGACGAGCTGAAGGCCTACGCCGCCGACCTGATTGTCTGCGATGAGAGCCAGCGCATCAAGAGCCACACGGCGCAGCAGTCAAAGGCCATGCACCGTCTGGGCGCGGGTGCGCGGTATCGCATGATTCTGACGGGCACACCCATTCAGAACGACACACGCGACCTGTGGTCGCAGTACCGTTTCCTCGCGCCGGATGTGTTCCCGGCCAGCTACTACGCTTTCGAGAAGCGATACGCCCTGATGGGCGGCTACGGGCAGCATCAGTACCTCGGCCCGCGCAATCTGGAGGAGCTGACCCGCAAGGCGCACGGCATTGCCTACCGCGTGACGAAGGCGGAATGCCTCGACCTCCCGGAAAAGACCTTTGAGACGCGGGAGGTTGCGCTGGAGGACAGCGCCGCGAATCTGTACCAGCGCATCAAGAAGAACGCCGTCGCGGAGCTGGAAGGCGGCGAAAGCATCACGGCCAGCATCGTGCTGACGCGCCTGCTGCGCTTGCAGCAGATTACCGGCGGCTTCATCACGGACGACGATGGCACGACCACGAAGGTGTCCTCCGCCAAGCTGGACGCAGTAGCGGACGTCGTGCAGAGCCTGTGCGTGGACGAGGGAAAGAAGTTGGTCATCTTCACCCGCTTCCGGGCGGAAATGGACGGCGTGAGCGAGGCAGTGCAGAAGGTTTTGGGTGGAAAGCTGCAAATGGTGCGCATTGCCGGGGACATCGACATCGCCAAGCGCGGCTCCATCGTCGAGCAGTTTCAGACCGACCCGGACACGCGCGTTTTTGTCGGCCAGATCGACGCCTGCGCGGAAGGCATTACCCTGACCGCCGCCGATACGGTGGTGTACTACTCGCTGACGTTCAACATGGCAAAGTACGCCCAGTCACAAGACCGCATCCACCGCGTCGGCCAGCGCAACATCTGCACCTACATTCACCTGATTGTGCCGCACACAATCGACGAGAAAATCATCAGCGCGCTCGAAAAGAAGGTTGACCTCGCGAAGGCCATCACGGACAACTGGCGCTGGATGCTGGAGGAGTGAGAACGATGAAGAGGCCCGAAATCATTGCTGCCCTGCTTGAACAAGCACGGGACAAGGACACGCTGGCCAACGATGACCCGAACAGCATCTTCGCATCCGATGCGTTGGTGCTTCGGGCGGCGGCACTGATGCTGTTCGCCGTGAACGACTGGGTATCCGTGGAAGACGCGATGCCCCCCAAGGACACGGATGTCCTTGTATGGCTGGGAGCGCTGAAAGCCATCACCATAGCGCAGTATGACGGTAACGGCGAAGGGCTGGAAGCGGACGAATCCAACATCACGCGCCATGTGACGCATTGGATGCGGCTCCCAAAGCCGCCGAAAGGAGGCGCGAGCGATGCTTAACCCGAAACCATGCCCCCTGTGCGGCGAAGCCACACTGAAAACGTGGCGCACGATTATCCCGTCCACGCCCTTGCGTTATCAAATCGAGTGCGCCTCTTGCCACTACTGCGGCAAGAAAGCCCTGACAAAGTGGGGCGCGATCTGGAAATGGAACCGAGAGAAAGTTTGGGAAAGGACGGAATGACGATGCTTGATGACCTGCACGCCCCATGCTGCCCGTATTGCGGCATAGGAATGTCCATTGCCATTAAGAAACTGAAGCACATGACTATTTACTGGTATGAGTGTGGCAATTGCATGTCTTCGTCTCCGGCCGCGTCTACCGAAAAGGGCGCGTACCTTCGGGCTATGCACCGGAAAGAAACGCCCAATTATGTTCTGACGCTGGCAGAAGCCTATGCAAAGGGGGTTTGCTGGACGGAAGAACGCAGAATAAACGCCATTGAAGTCCGGCGGCTTGCTTTGCGGGATTGGGGCGTCGATTCTGATGGGAAACCCACGAAAGCAATCGACCTTTTCGTGTTCGGCGAAGAATGCCCCAACTCCTACAGGGTGAATGAGTACGGCAAAGAATTTCGCTGCTGGCTGCGGAAGCCCACGGATGAAGAGCGGAAAAACACGCCGTGGGAGGAATGCTGATGGCCAACCGAAAAATCGACGCAATGTACCGCGAGTACGGGACAGACTGTGCGCACAAATGTGCAGATTGTACGAATCTCTGTGTTTACACGGCAAACAAAACGTGGTACAAGTGCGCGGCATACGGCACGAGCAGTTCGGCGGCGACTGACTGGACGAAAAAGTGGGCAGCTTGCGGGCTGTATGGGAAGCCGCTTGAGGCAGACCATGTGCCGCTCATCAAGCGGCTTACCAGCACGAAACAGCAGGAAAAGCCGATTGACGGGCAGATGACATTCTTGGAAGAGGAAAGATGATGACAAAATGTGAAAACAACTGCCACGGTTGCAAGTGGCTTGACCGTGATATGAAGTTAAACATAGATGGCAACGGCTATTGCTGCATGGTTGAGCGTAGCTCTCAAAAACATGAGCCGCAATGCAAAATACGTAGACCGGACAAAGTACACTGTGAACTGTACGAGGCGGGCAACTGGGCAACGCGATTTCAAAAAGGGAGGAATAACAATGCCTGATAACAAGAAAGCTCCGCGCTGTCCGTACTGTGGCGCGGAGATGCGCTTGGAGGACAACGAGGACGTGCTGTTCGGACTGTTCACGGACGAGGAGAGAATGTACTGGTATCAATGCAGTACGCCGTCGTGTGGCATCCACAGCCCTGCGAATCATACGAAAGCCGGTGCTTACAAAGCAGCCATGGCACGCTGGCAAGAGCCGAATCATGTGCTGACGCTGGAAGAATTGCAAACGTATATCGGTTACGCTTGGTATGAAGGAGACCATAAGTGGCCTCACAGTAGCTATGACTACCCGGTCTGGGTCGAAGATGGGAAGTATAACTACGAAGGAGATTTGTACGACATACCTGATGATGTGGAAGGACGCTTCTGGCTGCGGAAGCCGACGCCCGTTGATTTGAGGTGAAAAGCTGATGGAAATGATCACGCTGCCCAGAGCTGTACTGCTTGGGACGATTACCGGGCTGTTTACCGCCGGGCTGGTGTTCGCGAGGGACGAGCACCGCTGCGGAACGCTGGCCTTTATTATCGGGGCTGCAATTAACAGCGCCCTGTCCATCCTGCTTCTTCTGGGGCTGGAAGCGGTGGAAAACTTCGGAGGTATCTGACGATGCTTGATAACTGGATTCCCGTCTCCGAGCGTCTGCCGGAGAAAGGCGCGCTGGTCGTGGCGCTGTGTCGCTACGAGTTTTCGCCCGACAAGTATTACATCACGCACGAGCGGTATGACCCGCGCAGCAACTTCTGGCGCGACGGTTCGGCGCGCTACTGGGTGCAACTGCCGGAAATCCCGGAGGTGGAACCATGAAGGAGCGGCTTGTGATTTCCGGAACAATCCCGCGCTGGGTGTCGCGGCTTGCGAAGGAATACCACACTTTTCAGGGAGACAGCCACATCAAGGTTCTCCGCGTGTGGTATCGCCTGTCAGACCGCTCCAAAACGCCCGACTGGGTGCTGACGCGGTTCGTGAATCAGGCGGGCGTTCCCTACAGCGCGGTGCTCGACGTCTCGCCCGACAGCGAGGGCAAGCTCTACATGACCGAGCTCCTGTCCGCCCCTCGCGACCGGGAGGAACGGATGCTGCGTCAGTGGCGCAGGATTGTCGAAGAGGACGAGGAGGAATGAAGCCATGCAGACCCAGCCGCCCAAGCTCCCGCCCATGGCCCCGCGCACCCGTGAGATTTTCCGCGTGGTGTTCGTATTCCGCCAGAAGTACCAGCACCCGGTGAACACTGTGGAGTGGTGGGAAGCCTGCTGCAAGGAAATGAGCGCCATCAGCCAGCATTTCCAGAACGACGCATTCTGTAACGACCTGCTCGTTGCCTGCTACACGGACATCGAGCGAGAGCTGAAAGGAGAGCGCATCCCGTGATTTACCATTGCCGGGCGCGGTCGCCCACCGCGTGAATCGTTGCCATTCTGTCACCGCTTATAAATTAGGAAAGGATGAGACACATGTCCGAAATGACACCCATGAGTACCCTGACCGAGCGCATCGGCGCGCTGGCGCAGCTGAAGGAGCTGAAAAACGAGATTGCCGAGAACCTGAAGTCCTGCAATGCCCAGATTGAGCAGGCGGAGAAGGAAATCATCGCGTCTATGCTGGATTTGGCGGACGCCGCCGGGCTGGACGACCCGTCCGGCTTCACCGTGGACGTCGCCGGTCGGCGCTATGGAATCAAGGTGAAGCCCTTCTACTCCATCTGCAAGGATCAGCGCGACGAGGCGTTCGCTGCCCTGCGCGCGCTGGGTCTGGGCGACCTGATTGTGGAGAAGGTGGACGACCGCACGCTGACCAAGGCGCTGGAAGAAGCCGCCGACGAAGAGGGCTGCCTGCCGCCGGAGTACAGCATTCTGCCCGTCAGTGTGTACGAAAAGACCACCATCACCGACCGCAAGGTTGCGAAGTGAGAAAGGATGAAGCTCATGCTGGCAGATAACAAGGTCTTGAACTTCGTGGATTCTCTTTTTAATGAGGCGCGCCTGAACGACGAGCTTCCTGCCGTCCGCACCCCGCAGGAGGGTTACGGCATCATGGCCGAGCGCTTCCTGTCCGTCGCATCCAGTACCACCGGCGCGAAGAAAGCCGTCGCGGACGCGCTGGAAGCCATGTCTGAGGGGGACCGCGATACCTTTGTCGGCACCTGCGATCGCGTGTATTCCGCGTCGGTGCAGGTGGCGGACGCCGCCCTCAAAATGGCCGCCGCCATGCAGAACGTCGTGACGCAGCTGTCCATGTACGAGGGACAGAGCGCCGCCGTCACCCCGCTGGAATCTCTGGCGAACGAAGATAACAACGACGACCCCGATAACGAGGAGGAGTAACCAATGTCTACGAAAATGACTCAGCTGGCGGTCATCGACCACAGCAACCTGCTGCCTATCGTCCCCAGCGCGGAAGATCTCGCCGCCATCCGCGAGGAGCTGTCCGATATGGATCGCGTCCCCTATGGGCGCATCAAAATCGCCGCGGGCGGCGTGAACATCTTTCAGGTATTTGAGCCGGGCGAAGAGGAAGCTGTGCCCGCGCAGACCATCGAGGGCGTGATTATGCTCTCCCACAAGTCCAACGGTCTGTGGAGCAAGCCCTTCGGGAGCGGGGACAGCAAAGTGCCGGACTGCTCGTCCATCGACGGCGTGTACGGCACGGTGACGGAGACCGGCGAGATCGTGGAGTGCGCGAGCTGCCCCTGTAACGCCTTCGGCTCTGCCAAGGGCGGCGAAGGGCGCGGGAAGGCCTGCAAGAACATGCGCCGCCTGTACATCATGCGCCGCGGCGACATCTTCCCGATGGTGCTGACCCTGCCGCCCACCGCCCTGTCCGCCTACGACAGCTACCGCACGAAGGTGATGCTGGGCCGTAAGAAGATGGCCAACGTCATGACGCGCATCAGCCTGAAGAGCGCGCAGAACAAGGACGGCGTGGCGTACTCCACCCCGATTTTTGAAGCGGTGGGCGTGCTGGACGGCGTGGAAGCCGCGGCCATGCGCGCCTATTCGGAAGCGCTGAACAGCTCCGCCCAGCGCGTGGGCGTGACTGCGGACGACGCGCCCGCCGACGTGCAGCAGGAAGCCGCGAAGCCCACCGCGACCGTGGTGGATGCGGACGCTGCCGCCGAGGTGCAGGCCGCTTTCGCCGAACAGGATGCGTCGCAGGACGATTTCGCGCCGCTTGCGTGACGGTTGAATTTCACCCGGCGGAATCCTCCGAATGGGAAACACACGCATTTTCTTCCTTGCAGAACCGGGTTTTGTATGCTTACATAGCGGTAACAAAAGCGCTTGCTCCGCACGGTGCGAACCCTGCGGAGCAAGCTGCACCGGGAGTGATGTACGTTGAGCGTATTCGAGCAAGTCCGGCAGATTACGGCGCTGGAAGCGGCGGAGCGGCTGGGGCTGAAGCTGAAAAAGAACGGCTCCAAGCACTGGGCGTGCTGCCCACTGCACGGCGAGAAAACCGCGTCGCTGTGCATCTACGATGAGGGCACATGGTACTGCTTCGGCTGCCACAAGGGCGGCGACGCGGTGCGCCTGTATCAGGAAATGTTCGGGATGGACGCGAAGGACGCGGCGCTGCGGCTTGCGGAGGATTTCGGCATCCGGGTGGATGACCATTGGACGCCGCCGAAGGAGCGAAAGCCCACAGCCTTCGACCTCGAACGGGCGCTGGAAGCCCGGCGGAGCGCGGAATGGTCGAAACTGTGCAGCGCCGTTCACCGGGCGAACGCGATCCTCGGAAAGTACGACGCGCACCCGGAGAGCGCGTGGGACAGCAAGGAGTTTATAACCGCCCTGCAAGCGCGGACGGCCGCGAACGAGCGCCTTGACTGGCTGTGGTCGGCCACGCTTGCGGACTTGGCGCTGGAATATCGGGAGGAGAAACAATGTGAGAGACGAAGAGCGCCAAGCGCTGGAGGCGCTGATGGCGGAAGACCCGGCGATAGCGGCGCTGGCGGAGACGGGGCGCAAACTCCCGCCGCCGGAAGCCCGTGCGCGGCAGGCTGTACCTCCGCCGCAGGCGCTGCCAGTATCCACGCCGCCTCCGCCGGAACCGCCGAAGCTGGAGTTTTACTCGGCGGCGAGCCTGTACGGACGCACCATTGAACGTCCGCCCATCATCATCAACAACCTGATCCCCGCGGGGCTGACGGTGCTGGCGGGCGCGCCGAAGCGCGGCAAGAGCTGGATGGCGCTGAAGATGGCGCTGTGCATCGCGTCCGGCGAGCCGTTTCTGGGAATGGCGACGTCGAAAGGCGCGGTGCTGTACCTCGACCTTGAATCCAAAGCCTACCGCGTACAAGACCGCCTGAGCAAGCTCATCGTCGGGCCTGCGCCGGAAAACCTGTACTTCGCGCACAAATCGGAGCGCCTTGACGCTGGGCTGATGGAGCAGCTGAAAGCGTGGGCTTCGCAGGTAGCGCATCCATCGATGATAATCATCGACACGCTGGGGCGCGTGAAGAGTGGTTCCCGCAAGGGCGAGAACGCCTACGAGAGCGACACGCGCATCTTCGGTGATCTTCAGGCGTTCGCAATGGAAAACAAGCTGTCCGTGGTCGTGGTTCACCACCTGCGCAAGGACACCGGCAATAACGACGACTATTTTGAACGCATCAGCGGCTCGATGGGTCTGACCGGCGTGTGCGACGCGGTGATGGCGCTGGCGGGCAAGCGCGGCGAAGAAACGAGCATCCTGAAAACCAGCAGCCGCGATTTTGAAGCACAGGACTTCGTGGTTCGCTTCAACGGCGGCGCGTGGGAGCTGGTATCCTGCGACAGCGCCAGCTATCAGGATGAGCAGGCGTACCGCAATTCCGCCGTCGTGCGCGGGGTGATTGCCGTGGCGGAAAAGTACGGGCAGTGGCAGGGCACGGTTTCCGACCTGCAAACAACGGCCTGCGAGGTTTCCGACACGCCAATCGTCATGATGCGATCCAGCGAGTTTGGCAAGGAACTGCAGCGGTTCGTGGAGCCGCTGCTACAGAAAAATGACGTCCGCATCAGTATGCGGCGCATCGGTAAAAACCGCAGCCGGGTGCTGACGGTTGAAAAGGTCGGGCAGAATCCCCAGACGCTGATGGATTTCACGCCCGTGCCGAACGACGACGTTCCCTTTTAAGGAGGACTAATCAATGAAGGAACCGAGCGAACAGAACTTTGAGGACGATTTCCGCGCTATGATGCACGAGGAATTCCAGCGCATGGACGCGATGGAGGCTGCCGACCGGCAGCACGATGCGGCGCGGCTGTGCCATGCGGTGCTGGTGCTGATTGATATGGCTGGCTTCAGGCTGTCGGGGCGGCTGCACTTGGTGGACAAGCAAACGGGGGCGCATTTCAAGTGAGCGATGAGTTGAGCATGGAAGGCTGTCTCCGACTATGCGAGGCTGTTCTGGAGCAGGCGGGGCGGGACTACCGCACTTGGTATCGTGCCCTGCTGGAATCGCCGGGAAACAAAACCGCGCAGCAGGAAGTGAACGCGCTGGAGCGCTTCATCCGTTCCCCGCAGTTCAAGCTGTTCGGCATGGGTGAACTCGACTCGGAAGCCACAATCCGCGAGCTGCGCAAACGAGCAGAAGCAACCTGCCGCCGCCCGTATGACCCGACAAAGAAGGGCAAGAAAGGAAACAACAGAATGAGCATCATCAATCGTCCCGCCGTGCAGTGTGACATCTGCGGCGCGGTGAAATTTGCGGAATGGGGCGGGAACGGCGTCGGCTGGCTCCTGCCCTCCGGGTGGAGGAACTCCCCCTACAACGAGAATCTCTGCTCCTGCGAGCAGCACCGGGAGCTTGTGTCGCTATGGGATAAGACGCAGGAAACGCCGCCGCAGAGGGGGTGGCATTCGTGAATCGCCAGCAGCGCAGAGCCATGCGCCCAGCGCCCGCGAGTGACGTCGCTTTTGAGGATGGCTATCGGCAGGGCTTTAAGGAGGCGCAGCGCTTTACCATTAAAATGACCTTCGCAGCGGTCTGTCTGGTCTTGAATCGCCGCTACGGGTATGGGCAGAAGCGCTGCTATGACGTGCTGACCGACATCGACAAGGAGATGTCGCCGAACGGCCAGCTGACCATCCGCGGCGCAATCGACGAGGTTTACGAGAAGATCGGGCTGCGGCTGACGTTCGACGATCCGTTTGACCCGGTGGAGATGGTGGACAAAAAGGAGCAGGACAAGAGATGAGTGTAATTATGTTGCTGATGCTGCTGGCCGCGATAGTCTGTATCGCGTGTCTCTGGGTCAACAAAGATTAGGAGGCGTTTATGACGGACGTGACGCGAGAACAGCTTCTCGCCGCTGTGACGTTCTGTGCCGAAGGGAACAGGTTTTCCGGGGACTGCACACAGTGTCCCCTGATGCCGTTCAACGATGACAGAAGGTGCCGCTGCACCTTCTGCATCGAAAATCTCCTGCACACGGTGCGGGAGTACATTCAGAAGGAGGACAAATCGTGATTGACATCGACATGAGCAAGTATACCCAGCTGTACACAAAGGATGCTGTGAAGCTGATGCGGGAGCTTATCCAGAAGCCGCCGACGCACAACGGGCGAACGCCGCTTCAGACCTCCGCGCTGGCGATGGGCTTCTGCTCCATGAAGCGCCACGGGCGCACCAATGGAGCGAACGAAAAGTACCTCTCGATCCTCAGCTATCTTGTTCGCAACCCCACCGCCCTCATCTTCCCGGAACAGACGATCACGGACGCACTGAACACGGCGCTGTCCTGTCTGGAAGCGGACGCGGCGGCAGAGCGCGCGGCGGTGCATGATTTTGCCCGGCGCTATTGATGGAGGTGGAAGAGCATGATTCAGCAGCGAGAAGTCTGCATCTGTGATATTTGCGGGCACATGGAGGTTGCGCAAGAAAAACCCGGACAATACAATGATGTGTTTTACACCGCCCCGGAGGGCTGGTCGAAGGGCAGCGCGCCCTCGTCGGCGGACATTTGCCCGGCGTGCGCGAAGCTACTTGCGATGAAGGGGGCTCCCTCCCGTATGCCATCCGTGAACACGGTCCTTTTCAAGGACACGCCGGAGGTCATTACAGACAGCCTTACCCAAACCTTTGTCCAAAGGCTGCACGGCGGTCTGGGCGAAAACCTGACTGCCGATTCCGTCACGAAGCGGGAGTGAAGTGCCATGCCGAAGCACATTCCGTACCCCTGTCCGTTCTGCGGCTCGACCGTCACCGTCGAAGCGGTGCTGGAAGGACTGCTGTTCACCTGCCAGAACATCCGCCGCTGCGGGGCGGCAATTAAATTTGAAAACGACCACTACGCCGAGCACCCGGAGGATGCCGTCGAGGCGTTCTCCCGGCGCTGCGGCGCGAATAAAGGCGGTGAACCTCATGACCCGTAAGCGCTACATCAAACTTCTGCGCGCTGTGTATACGTACCCTTACCGCGAGAAACACATCCAAATGTTTATTGGCTTCGCCCGCCAGCGGAACAGACCTTATTGGGAGATGCTCGCGCCGGAGCTTCTGCGCGACACATACATCCGCTGCGGCGTGCCGCTGCCGCGCGAACTGCGGCGCATATAAAAAGGAGGAGAATCTCATGACCCGTAAACGCTACATCCGAATTCTGCGCGCCGTCTTTACGGCTCACACACGCGAGGGCTACATCGAAATGATTACCTCTCTTGCCCAGCTGACGGGCACTCCCTACTCGGAGGTGTTCGCGGCGCAGGCGGAGAATCTGCGCGACCTGTACATCCTTCGCGGCACACCGCTGCCGCGCGAGCTGTGCCGCTGGCAGGAGGCGCGGGCATGATGTACACGATTCATGTGGGCGATGCAGTTCTCGCCGAATTTGATTTGCAAGCATTATATCAGCGGGAAACGACGCCATTGCAGGTCGGGACGCTGTCGCCCTGTCCGGCCTGCGGCGTTCAGCCTGATGTCCGCAAGGATGACGGGCGCTGGTACTTGGTCGGCGCGACCCGCGGCTGCCCGGCCTGCGACCGCGTCTGGGCGCTGCCGGATGAGGACGAGCTGGCAGACATGCAGGCGCGGGAGACCGCGCACAAACACACTTCCTCTTGATTTGAGAACAACGACAAAAAGGCCGCGCCGCCAGCGTTGATTGCTGACGGCGCGGCTGTTTTGTGTGCTCTTTTATCGAATCGTCACGCCTTGGTGGTAGCGTTCGATGCTTTTCTGCATGGCGGGCATGAGAATCGCTTCCACCTCGTTCTCGAAGCCCAGCGCCCGGTAGGAAGCGACGATGCTGTTGACGTAAGTACTCACCGGCGGGGCGTCCCGCTTGAATTTCATCAGGTAAATCAGCCCCTTGATTTGAGAACCATCCATCATCTCCACCGTGCGGGTGTGCTTCGTGTAGTAGTGCGGTACGCCCTCGTAGCGGTCGAGTTTTCGCTCATCCTGCGGCTCAATCATCCAGATAGCGACGGGAACACGCGAGCCTGCTTCTTTGGTGCGCTCCACCGTGGCGTGGAGATGGAACGCGAGGCGGTAGCCGTTCAGCCAGCCCGTGCCGACGAGCTTCGCATCCGGGCAGCGGAGTGCCATCTGCTGGGCAGACATGTTCGAGCCGTAGGCGATGTAGTATTTCGTGTTGGTCATGTTTATTCCTTCTTTCTCCGGGCTGCGCCCGGCTGTTCGCCCGGACAGATGCCGAGCTTGATTTAGGAATCTTCCGGCGGGGGCGGTTACCCCTCCTTTCGGGGACTGTCGTAAATCGGCTTACACCAGTTGCCCATGCTCCCGATTACCACCTGCGGTAAGTAACCGCCTGTGGTGCGGTCGTAGTGCATCAGGGTCAACTCAATGCCCCGATACACGCACCCGCGGATAACCGCCGCCACGCAAGCTGTCAGCCCCGTGACGTAGACGATCAGCGGGTGATTGCCCGTCGTTACTTCGATGTCCGCGTACTCGTTGTCGTTGAAGCGAGTACCATAATTGGACAAGTGCGTCCCCACGCGGTTATCGAGGAACGCATCGACCGTCCGCGACATAGCGCGGAAGTCTGTGGGGTCAACCTCTGCGGGGAAAATGAATTCCCATACGGGCATGTCGTGTCTCCCGGCACAGAGACCGACGACGACGGCGTTCTCCGGGATGCTGTACTTTGTGGCCATGTCCATTCCTTCCTCCCCTGTTACGCTGGGGATGGCGTCTTGTTACCGGGCGTGTGCCCGGCTTGATTTGGAAACCATGCGGTGTCCCGCGACGCGCCGCGGCGCGTTTCGGCTGGGTCCGCTCCCAGCTCTCATCGGGCGGGTTGTTCATCACATACAAGCACGCCAGTTAGGCAGTCCATCCAATCGCCCTTTGCAATCCATGCGTCAAGCTCTTCGGGGTTGACAGCCCACATGGCCTCTGGCGGGAACCAGTCGGATTCTTCACCATTTTCGCCCCACATAATCGCCGCATCCTCCGTCGTGCATTGCGCCTTCAGACAAAATACGCCTCCGAAACATGCGTATTCTTCGCCGAACCAATAACTGTATTCGCCGTGAATGTTATCGACGGTCGTGTATGTACGCCCCTCAAATTCGATTTTGATACCTTTTGTGTTCGGAATTACCTTCTCCTGCGAAAATGCCATTTTCGATACTCCTTTCTTGATTTGAATCCTTGCGGTGTCCCGCGACCGGCTGCTCTGCCGGTTTCGGCTGGTTCCGCTCCCAGCTCTCGTCAGGCGGGGTTAGGCTTCCTCCGTCTCCGTGACGCTTGCGGCGTACTCCCGCGCTTCCTGCTCCGTGCGGCAGTATTTGCCGTGTCCGCAGTGGTAGTAGTTCTGCCCGCCGTCCACGCTCGTCCAGAGCGTCGCGACGTAGTTGACGGTTCCTTCGCGGTCGAGCGGGAAGGCACACTTCGTGATGGTTACCTTGTGCATGATTTTCACTGGCTCATTCCTCCGTTCCTTGATTTGAAATCGTTTCCCGCATGTAGCGGTATTTTTTCGCGTCCCAGCGGACGCGGCTGACCAGCCGCCCCGCCGAGTAAACCTCCACCGTTTCGCCCGGGTCCTTTCGCCCGTGCGACCAGCCATGCGCGACCGCGTCGCGGCTGGCGTCGGTGTAGAGCCGTTCGCCGGACGTGCCGCTGATGCGGACGGTGTAGCGTCGTGCCATCGTACCCCTTCTTTCTCCGGGCGATCCCCGGATTGATTTGAATTCTTGCGGTGGTTTCCCGCGACCGGCTACATCGCCGGTTTCGGCTGAGAACCACTCAGCCATCGTCAGGCGGGTGAATGCTCTGCTCACTTGCAGACTTCGAGGTAGCTGATGTTCCCCCAGCAATCCTTGATTTCAAAACGAACTTTGCTTTCGTTCTCCCGGTCAAGGTGAAACCGTCCACTGAGCTTCAGCCTGCGAAGTCTCTGCAGAAGGTCTGCCCCATCGACCGCATCCTCCACCGCATCGGTGATTTTTGTCACCGTGCAATTGTTCCCGCACCAGAGGTTGCTCAACGCCTCCGGGATTCCGTTCGCTGTAAAAAGGCGGATTTTCGTGTACTTCATGTTTCCCATCCTTTCCTTGATTTGGATTCTCAGGCGGAGAACCAAGCGCGCGGGGTGTCCTTCTCCGGGTGCTGGGCGTAGTCATTATCCATCCAGCGGTCGAAGGCGGCCGGGTCGCGGCGCTCGAATTCCTCCATGAGCCAGCCGCGGGTCGTCGCTACCGCCTGCGTCAGCGGCATCGCTTCTGTCAGCTCCCAACTGTGCAGGAGCTGCTCCATCGTCTGAGGTGCCAACGACGCGCGGACTTTTTCGTCAACCTGTTCGTGTGTCATCGTGTTTCTTTCCTTTCCGGGCGTGCGCCCTTCTTGATTTGGAAACTTTGCGGTTTCCCGCGACCGGCTGCGTCGCCGGTTTCGGCTGAGAACCACTCAGCCATCATCAGGCGGGGATTTCGTCGCGCAATGCCCGCAGCGCGAGGATGAAAGCTGCGGCTTCGCGGTCGGAGATGATGCAGTCGTTAATGTGGCGGCAGAAAAGGGCAAAAATGGTGACGAGCTTCTGCGGGGGCTTGCCGCCGATTGTCTCATCAAACTCCCGCACGGCTTCCTCGTATCCGGGGACGTCATCGTGCGTGTAGAGGTAGTCGTACTGATTGTAGTACTCCGTCGTCAGCTTCTGAATAAAGCATCCCATTTGTGTTTTGGCCATCGTGTTCGTCCTTTCCGGGCATGTGCCCTTGCTTGATTTGAGAACCTTTCGGCTCCCGTGGCTGTCCGCTGGTTGCGGGCAGTCAAGGGAACCGCCGCTTTGCGGCGGGTCAGGCGTTGCGAGGAGAGCGGAGCAAGAATGTCTTGTTCTTCGCCTCGATTTCGTAGCCGAAAAGCGCGGACGGATTCTCGCCCCAGTCGCAGCTGATGCGGGTCACGCGGGTAATGTCTGAGAGCTTACAGCTCTTCATCCGCGGCTGGCGCTGGACATACTTCAGCGCCGCGCATTTGAAAGCGTCGGGCAGGTCATGTCGGTGGCTTTCCCAGCGCGCTTCCCAGCGCGCACGGCGCTTTGCCTGAATGGCTCGGCCAGTTTCCGCGTCGACGTAGGTGCTCTCGCCAATCTGGCAGAACTCGATTTCGGAGAGAATCTCCAGGTGGTTGTTCCAGATGGTGTTGCCCAGCAGGTCGAATCGGTCCATGCAGATGCGGTCGGTATTCCGGCCGACGATGAGTCGGATGCCGTCGGGCCTTTCGCTGCGACCAACGCTGCGGCCGAGCAGAACGCGGATGATTTCGTCGCCCTTGCTCAGGTCGATGTAGGCGATTTCGCCTTGCGAGCCATTCATCGTGGCCGGGTTGATTTGGTAGCCCTGCGCCAGCAGCCCTGCGACCGTCTCCGTGAAGATGCGGTCGATGTCCTGCTTCTTGTAATTCATGGGTTCCTCCATTCTGCCGGGCTGTGCCCGGCTTGATTTGGTAGCTTTTTCGGCTCCCGTGGGCGTCCGCTGCGCGCGGGCGCTCAAGGGAACCGCCGGGTACGCCCGGCGGTGGAGCGGTTTACTCCTTGCTACCGTAGCGGTAGCGCGGCATGATGTAGCCGCTGGGCATATCCCACTCGTGGTAGTCTCCCGCGGCGGGGGTGATGACGTTGGACGCGTAGCCGCTGGACGACTGCTCATACTTCCGGCGCTCATTTTCGCGGCGGCAAAGCTGCTCGGCTTCGCGGCGGGTAATGCGTTCCGCGTTTTCCGGCAGGGCGGCGAAATCTTCGGGGCACTCTGCGTAGAGCAGAGTGTAGGTGTTACAAAAGTCGCGGTAATAGTTGACAAAGTACTGTTTCATGGTTGTTCCTTCTTTCCGCCGGGGGTTGCCCGGCTTGATTTAGGAACCGTTTCCCGGCTCCCGCGAACGCCCGGCGTCCGGGCGCTCAGGGGAACCGCCGCCGTGGGCGGTGCTTTTCCGCCGCGACCGTGCAGCGGTCATCGTCGGACGTGCCGCTGTCCCCGCGCATCGCGCGGATTGCGCGGATTTCCGCCGTGCCCCGCACGACGTCCGCCAGCGTGCAGGGCTTGCGGACAAAGATGGTTTCCGTGGTCATGGTTATCCCTCCCAGTTGTGGTGTCGGGGCTTGTGGCTCCCGCGACGCCTTGCGGCGTTTCGGCCCGTGCCACCGGGCCCTCATCAGGCGGGTTAAATCGTCGCCAGCAACCGTGCGCGGGAGAGGTCCCGCGCGGCGGTGCAATGCGGGCGTCCACGCCCGTCGCTACCGAGGGAGCGCGTGCGGTCCGCCGGGACGTACCACCGCCCTGCGTAGCGGAATGTGTCGCGAAGTGCGAGCCCCGCGGCCTTGCCGACCGCGTAGAAAACGCGGCCGTTGACGGTCATCGTGGCGTCGGTGTCGATGGTAAAATCCACCGTGTCCCGGACGTCGCTCATCGCCTTGCGGCGTGCCTTGTAAGGTGCTTTGCTTTTCGGGGGGTGCTGTCACCGCCCCCCTGCCGATCCCGCCGTGGGAGTCCGGGCAGTTGCGTGCCGCCGCGCCTTTCGGGCGCGTTTCGCGTGCCGGCCGCGCCGAGAGTTATCCCGTCCGCGTTTCGCCTTTCCGCCGCCTCGTTCGTCCCCCGCGGGGGGAGTCGGGGTGTTGTGCAGTTGTCAAGGTGCATGCCGCTTGCCTTGCCGGGGCGCGGGCTTGTCTGCCGCTTGTGGCGGCGTGGCTGCAATCCCTTCCTTTCGCGGCGGCGCTTGTGCGGCTCCGTCCGTCGTGTCGTGGTCGTCGCCTTGCGGCGGCTGCTCGTCGTGGTCGTCTGCCGTGCCAGGGCTTGTGCGGCGTGTGCCGCGTGGCGTCTCTCATCCTCTCTTGTCGCGGTCGGTCGTGGTCGTCGCCTTGCGGCGGCTGCTCGTCGTGTCGGGGCGGCCCTGCCGCCGTGCTTGTGGGGGCCTGCCGTCCGGCTTGTGCCGGTGGCCCTATCTGGCTTGTGCGTGGCGGCTTGCGCCGCCGGGGTGCTTGTGGCGGCCCTGCCGCCGGGGTCCGGGCGTCCGGGGCGTTCCCGCCTCTCGTCCGTCGGTGAGCTTAAGATACCACTTTTTCCGGCGTTTGTCCAACGTCAAAAGCACTAACGATTTCGTTACTTTACTGTGCGTGTGCGACAAATGTCAAAATATCAAAATGGCTGTTCTGCTGCTTTTCCGTGCCTTGCGGCGCGCGCATATAGTAGAAGTGCGTTTTCGCCGTGTTCGCGCGGCGTGGGGCGTCCCCGCCTTTCCCGCGCGTCGCTGTACTTTTTTGTCGGAATGGCAAGCGCTGGACGCGGCGCGCCCGCCGGGATCGGCTCTGCTGGCCGCTGGCGGCTGGCTGGCCGCTGGCGTGCTCTGGCGGCTGCTGGCTGGCTCTGCTGGCTGCTGGCGGCCGCTGGCGGCTCTGGCGGCTGCTGGCGTGCTCTGGCGGCCGCTGGCGCTTCTGCTGGCGGCTGGCTGGCCGCTGGCGGCTCTGGCGGCTGCTGGCTGGCCGCTGGCGGCTCTGGCGTGCTCTGCTGGCGGCTCTGGCGGCCGCTGGCGTGCTCTGGCGGCTGCTGGCGGCTCTGGCGGCTGCTGGCGGCCGCTGGCGTGCTCTGGCGTGCTCTGGCGGCTGCTGGCGGCCGCTGGCGTGCTCTGGCGTGCTCTGGCGGCTGCT